TATAAATATATGCAGGTTCTTGACGGAGTGTCTGCCGTAATAGATTTAATCTATATTACAAGATATATATATAGACAACACGAATAAGCATAGGACGCTAACAAAGCACAATGATTAATAGATATTATCTATAATACATACATGTGATATTGATTTTATTTATTTACCGGATTGGGTGTCTTTGGCTGCGCCGTGATAGCCTTTACTTTATGTCCAGGACTGACGAGCGACAACAATGTAAACAAACACAAACTTTATATTATATGTATAATGTAAACCACAAACCGCTATTATACAACAAAATACATTGCAAACACCCTGCAAAGAGCCACCCCCCCCCTTTATTTTTTGTAAGGAAATCGGCGTAGTCACCTCGCCTAAAAATTTTTTATTTTCTCCATTTTCTACCAATTTGTAATGATATTTTACAACAAGTCAACCATTGTATTTTTACATTTTTGCACTATATGGATGATTATTGGGTAATTTTCTATGTTTTAACGCATATTAATTAGAAAATTTACTTGTTTTATAATCAGATAGTTGTATATTTGCATAATGAAGATAAAGAACATAGATATATGTATTTAGCCTTTACAGATAAAAGAAAAAAGGTTATTTTCATAAAATGCGCCTATAGGAGCATGCGTTATGTTCTTTTAAACACAAAATGAGCGACTTACAATGAATAGAAGGGAATTAAAGGATTATGTGCTCGGTCTGCTGTCGCAACATTGCGACGAATACGCCTCTACATTTAGGGATATATCTTTGGTTACAAGCAATCCGGAACGTACAGACAGATACGGCAGGCGTCTTGAAGGATTGTTCCGGGAGGGGTATGGTGTTGTAACAAAAGACATTGCCGATTACCGTGTTCCGTTGTATGTTTTTACGGGAAAGATATACGAGTACATGGACTACAATGTGCTCTATGATGCCGTAGACAGGTGGCTTGAGAAAATGGGTGTTGCCGCCCGTGACCGAACTAATAAGATTATGTATTCTTACATGAACCGGATAATAAATGTCATTAGAGACCATGAGCTGCAACCCGACCTTAGCATTATGTGCTTTACTAATTGCGTGGTTGACATGAATACTTTAAAGACTTACCCGCACTCTCCGAAGTTTGACTGCGTAAAGATGTATCCGTTCAAGTATGACCGAAAGGAGATTTTCAACTGTCCTACCTGGAGAAGCTTTCTTGGAGAAAGCTGGATACCTACGGAAGAGCTGGATGGCGTATTGCCGGAAAAGCACAAGCGCAGGATATTGCAGATGTTCCTCGGTGCTTGCCTTGTCAATAGGAAAAATATAAGCTTTGAATATTTCCTTATATTGCAAGGTACTGGTGCGAACGGTAAAAGTGTTATTTACCGGGTTCTAAAGGATATGTTTGGAGAGGATGAAATACTAAACATAAAGATGAGCCAGTTTGCAAGAGGTGGGGATGAGCAGTTACGCGCCGCCTACTCTATGTCAAGGAAAAGGCTTATGTACTGCACGGAAAGCAACCGTGGTGATTTCAAGGACATGAGCATCATCAAGGCAATATCCAGTGGAGAGCCGATTGCCTGTCGGGGAATAGGTGGAAATATCACAATGATGCAGAGACCTCCTATTATGCTGTGTAATTCCAACTACCGCTGGCAGCCGAAAGATTTCCTGAACCGTGACGACCCTGACGACGAGAGTATGCAGCGCCGCGCCCTGGTGCTGAACTTTGACAAGACAATACCGGTGGAAAAGAGAGACACCATGCTTGCAGAAAGAATGAAAGCGGAACATGCCGGTATAATGGCTTGGATTGTGAAAGGGCTGTGCGAACTTAAAAAGAACAATTGGCGGATGCCTGAGAACTTGGGCGGGAAGATTGATTTGAAACTGGAGCGGATACGGTCGAGTGTTACGGGAAAGGATGGAAAACTCGTGGACGGGAGCATTTCGGAATATTTCAAATACAAAGAGTGCCAACCGGAAGAATTTGAAGGAAGCGGTTCCATAGAGCTGACATCCTCGGATATATACAAGAACTATGAACGGTTCTGTAAAAAGAACGGGGTCATCCCGGTTTCGCAAAGGAAGTTGGGTCTTGACATGCTTTCACTCGGATACGCACGGGAAAAACGTGCAGATAAGGGATACAGCAATGTCTATACGCTGTGGTGTGGCAACGAAGATATTGTGAATAACTTCATGAGACACGTTCCCAATATTGCGGAAGAGGCGAAGACCAATCTGTTTGAAGGTTGGGAGTACTCGGACGATGATTTTTTGAATGAAGATTGACAGATTTACTTAATTAAATATCAAAACTATGGATTTCGGAAAGACGCAAATCGGGAATATGGTTATTCTCAAGTACAAGAAAGGCGATTTGCCCTTCATTAAGGTATCAACCGTAAGCGGAGATTTCTCCGTTGAATATGGGGCAGGGAGCGTGATGTTCATGCTGCTCGACAATGCCCCAATAGAAGATAAGGTAGACAATCTGCCGATGCTTATAATACGCAATACGCAGTATGTGGCAAACTGCATTGACGCGGAGTTGCAGGTGGATGTATTAAAGGCAATAGGGAGCGCCCTTGACCGTGCGGATGCCAAGCCCATATCCGACGAGGAGGACGCCCAAATTATTGAGGAGGAAAGGAAGATGTATGAGATGAAAAAGGAAATGGAGGATAATCATGAATGAGCCAATACTAATAACTCTTAAAAATGGGGGAAAATTGAAAGCGATAGAGGATGCGTTATGTGACAAGAACGGATACAATGTTAGATATTTAGGAGAAAACGGAAAATATTACTATCCCTCGGATATAGCTTCAGTACTACCGTTAGATAAAGGTAAGCAGATAAATGAAAGAGACTTTTGCTATCAGATAAGAAAAGACAAAGAGGAGTTGGAAAGGAAAATAGAATCAATGCTTTTGTCCTTCTCATATCAGTATGGCGGAATTCATATAGATTCTTCCATCAAGGAGTATGAAACAGCCGATGCGGAGACAGGTAAAAAATCCCCGATGTTTGCAGTTTCTTTGGGAATAAGAATTTAGCTATGGGAAATGAGTTCGGGAAGAACATATTTTATCGCAAAATGCGGCAGTAAATACTTACACGAATTGGTCTAACAGAAATACACTTCTTAAGCCGGGTATCACTTCCCGGCTTTCTTTTTAGCGGCAAGGTATAAGGAACAATTATTGCATGAAAGTGGCAGATAGAAATGCACAGTGGTGTCCTCTTCCTTTATTTCGTCCTTTTTGATTTGCGTAATGTCTGCTATCATTTTAGTAAGGTCAATCCATTCCTTGCATCCCTCTTTCCCGTCATATTTCTTACGGGCTGCAATAAGTTTACGAAGTTGATTTTCTTTTGATAGCTCGGAAGCAATATCTTCCTCACTAATACCATCTACCAATATATCATCCTCTTTCTCGCTCTCTTTTTGCCTGCGTTTAATCTTTCTGCTTGCAGAGGTCAAATAGTCCATGAAGTCTTTATCGTCGGACAAAAGGGTATTCATGTTCTTCTTGTTTATCTCCAGGTTATATACCGGATTGTAAAGACCGGAAATAAGATAGGCGTCCTTGTCTTTCCATCCTAACGCTAAAAGGTCGGCAAAAGCCTTCTCTTTTATACTGATTCCCGCTTTTCTGCATTCAGAACCCAATCCTTTGCTGAATGTTATTTTTTCTTCCTTCCCTCTCAACATATTATTATGATTTTTAATTATACAAACACAAAATAGCAGCAGCATCTTATATGCCACTGGTTCTGATAGTCGGATATGGGATGATAGCCAACCATGCTGTCGCAATAAGAGCATGGGTAACTGCTCCCACGGTACGAATAAAAGCCCGTATATCCTTTATCCTTATGTTCAAGCCCCCAAAACAACATCCATGCAGAACCTACGGCGAAGCGGGTAAGGGTATTTAACGAGTTGTAAGCGGAATTAGACTTCCCTACCCCATAACTCACACCATCTGTTTTAATACGTATGGCAGCAGCCCCGCCATTATAGACCGCCCGCTTAAAATAAGGATTGGTATAAGGTGAATTAAGATAAGACTTTACACTACCCTTTATTTTATCTTTCCCGATTCCGGCTATCAGACCGGCTGCAATGGCAGCTTCCACTTCATACAGAAATCGGTTGCAATAAATGCTGATACGCTCTGATAATGTCTTCCCGTGGTCTTCCCTGTTTATAAAATCTACAATTGTATCTCTTTCCTCCTTTCTGTCATATACAGAAAGAGTTTCCGTGTAATCGTAAATTAACTCACGCAACTTACGGAGTACTTCGCTTACGTCCCGCTTTAAGTTCTCATTTGCAGAGAACCGGAACATTGCAGGCTGAATATCATACTTGAATGATATATCTATAATCTCTTTTGCCGCTTGTACAAGAAGCTCCTCCAAATGACTTTGCATAGATATTTCAGCCTGCAAACGTAATTTTATGAAATCCTTGGCATCCTGTATCTGTTTTTTTGTAGGTTGCTTCATAGCTTGTCGTCTCCTGCCGGATTATGTTCAACTTCATTATCTGTGGCGGATACCTGCTGGGATTTCAATTCATAAAGAATATCAGCCTGCTGTTCTTCTTTCTTTTCTTTCATAATCCTATCCCAGTCACGAGGATTGCTGTACATCTGAATTTGCTCATTTGCGGTCTGTCGGGACAAGAACCCGTTTTGAACAGCAACTGCAAGATTTTGTACAAGTTCAGATTCATTTAGATGTATATACGGCTTTATCCAAGCATATACATTCAAATTTTGCAAGTCGATAAGATTTTCAGTTTCCACCCCATAGCCATAAGTGAATATCTTTACCATATCGTCAATGAGATGGTTATATTCTTGGGCATCCTTCATGGCATTTTCAAAAGCAGGAGAATAAAGCAGCTTTATGGCTACACCTGGAAGGTCTCCGCTTCTTACTTCCGGTGGAATTACCGCAAAAGACTGCTCATAAATTAACTTGTATAAAGTATCAAGCTGCTTGGTAAAGGCAGTGGAAACATCTTGCTTGTTAAGATAACCGGCTTCATCATCCGGTCCCATTGATATACACTTTATAGTGCCATCAATCCCGCCCTCTATATTAATACTATCTCCCTCGCCTTTGAAATACATAATCGGGAAAGCGTAAGCTGTATTGTTTTGTGACAATTGCGAGAAAGCAAGTTCATATTGCTCTATGCTGTCTTGTGAAGGAGACCAACAAGCGCCGGCTTCATTTCTGTGATAAGCCACAGGGATAAATGTAAAGCCATGTTCCTGAGAAGATACAAGTTCGTATCCGCTTAATCCAAACAAGTTCTTTATCACTTGCTTTATTTTGCTGTACGCCCCTTTTCCTTTTCTAAAGCGACGGAGATATTTCTCATCCCAAACTTCAAGCCAGTCTGTAACTGTATTTCCGTTATTGTCAAAATCGGAATAGGAACGGGCAAACAATGTAAGTTTTCCTGTAACATTATCGAAATGAGGATATAACGTATCTCCTTTCTCAAAAGAAAGGACTTTCCAATAGAAAATTCCTTTTCGGAGATAACCTACAAATGCTGTGTCCCCCGTTATCTTTACGGATTTTGCCGCTTCATACCATGCTATCTCCATGTCCTTTACAGCCCATCCGGTTCGAAACTTAAAAAATGTATCCTTTACTTTTTCATTTTCGGTATCCCCTTCCAACTCAAATTGAATGTCGTTTCCACAAAGATGAACCAGGTGTTTGATTGTTATAATCCTCTGAAACGCAAAAGCACATCTGATAACGGACTCTCTAAACCACTCTTTTGTTTCAGGGTCTTGTCTTAATCTGTCCGGATATACCAATGGGTCATTTATAGCATGTCCGGAAGGCTCAAATTCCCTCAAAAAATCCATTTGAGTTATTATCTGATATGTCGGATTGTCTAAAGGCTCATTAACGGACAAGCTGCCAGATATAACCCCTACTGCTTGTTTGTATCCATTTGGCAATATTCTCCGAAACGGGCGGCGTACCATAATCTGTCGTGTACTTATATTCTCCATAATCCTTTTGGTTTAGTGTGTTGTTTTCTTATATCAAAAATCTGTCTGTAAATCATAGCCTCTATAAAGTCGGGAGAATGGCCGACGTACTTTTTCATCACTTCCTTTTTAATTAAAGAGAAGCCTTTATCTGTGTCTGCATCCCGGATGGCTTTGCGTTCTTTCATCAGGATATTATAAAGTGTCATATCTGAATATCCGTTTCCTGAAAACTTACGCGACAACAAATCGGGGTTAATCGAAATTTCATCATTCTTAATCTTCTTAACGAGAATATCAGCGCATTGTGATTTCAAGGAAGAATAAATATATTTGATTGACTTTTCATCAGCCTTTGCCATCGGAATTGGAGCTGCCATATTATTAAACTTGACCGCGTCTGGGAATTTGCCCTTAAAATCCTGTCCAGGTCCATTCAAGTCAAAAACAAAGTCTTTCTCCAGGACTCCCCATTCACGCAACTTATATGCAACGCACTCTTCCGTCCGCTTGGAGTTATCCCGGCTTACATATACGTCCTCGATATGGTTCCCAATCCAAAACCATAGAACAAGATTGTCTCCGCCTTCATACGCAATATCACATGATACCCTTCGCTTATTATCTCCATATTGGGCGGAGTTGTTGAAGAAACGCTCCATGTGTTCGATTTTAAGAATATCGTCTCCAGCCGCTTTAAAATTCCAATTTCCTTCGAGGTCGCGAGCGCGGGATTCTTCATCCTGCTGGGCAAGATTAGCCGCATAATTTGAGTCAGCCTCAATCAATTTGATATTATCCTCCAAACGTGCCCGTATAAAGACGACTGACTTGACAAACATTGTTTTCTTATTAAATCCCAATTTTTTGTAAGAATCATTCCAAAGAGGGTCTATGATGGATTTACATTGTTCATATACCTCTTCTGGCGTGTCTCCCCAAAATATATTATTGGGAGAATCTCCATCCATAAAACAATATCTTTTCTTTCCATCGCGTTCTGGCATAGGATTCCCATCCTCTCCTATCCACCAATCTATAAAAACGCGCACCCAGCTATCCGGGTCCGGATTACAAGTACCCCAAAAACGGTTTTTAATACCATAAGCGTTACGGTTGCAAGTGATAAGGTATTTAAACTTGTCATAAGAACAATGGGTTATTTCGTCTATACCGATATAACAGAACTGTTTACCTTGAAAGCGCTTCTTGAAATCCTCAAAATTATCAGCAAAATAAGAAAACCACAGTTTTCCCGCGTTTTCTCCAAAATTCCAAGTCATATCCGATATAGAACGGTTATAAGTTCCAAATTGGGAGTAAATAAGATACGACGTGTTAATCATATCTCTAAGGTCATCTTTCTCGTTACGCAGAAGAACGGCATTAAAACGTGGATTTTTAATGTCTGGCAAGGATTCCATTAATAAAGTAAATGTTTTTGAACCGCCACGATTTCCTCCCATAATAACAATGTCGGCATCGGAAGCTAATGAGTTCTCCTGCCCGCCGGATTGAGCTATAACATTGAAATCATTTTTCAAATTACGCAACCTGTCTATGTATTCATAACTGAATACACCCTCCCCCTTTTTCGTATATACAATCTTGTCGTGTTCCATAAAAAAAATAAGCCGGCGTATGCAGTATAAATCCGCACACTCCGGCTTGAATCACAGCTCTATGAGTTATATATAATGCAAATATACGATTTATTATAAATTTTCTAATATTTCTCATATAAAAATACATATAAAGCATTGCATTTTAGAAAATATACTATATATTTGCAATACTAAATCATGTGATATGATAAAGATAGACGCTAAGCTGGATGAAAAACAGACCAGCGAAAAAGGGAATTTTGTAACATGTCCGGTGTGCGGGCAAAAGTTGACCGATGTAAAAATAATACACGGTAGCGTATTGTTTAGGACTGTATGCCGAAGATGTCGTAATTTTATCAGCGTCAGAATAGAAGAATAGCAATTTTACATATGCAAGCCTAAGAGCTTATTAGTGCACAAAGCACTGATAGGCTCTTTTTTTTTATAACACAAACTAAATAAACACGATGGAGAAAGAACAAATCTTATCCGAACTGACGACTAGATTAGGACAAACCAGTCTTTCGTCACAGACATTAATGAAGTACATAGAATTGAATCCGGTAGCAGAAGGAATGGAGCCTGATGACGCTTATTATAGCAAGGCGACATCTTTTCTTCAAGGAATGCAAGGGCAGTACAATCACGATGTCGCAACCCAAGTTGAGAGTTTTAAGAAAAACTACAAACCTCAACAGAGTTCTCCTGACTCAAGAGAAGGAGCAGGAGATAACGTCCTTGCCAACAAGCTAAAGGAAATGGAAAATGAGATTTTGCTTTTGAAGGAAGAGAGAGAGGCGGAGAAAAACGCCGCGTCAATCCATGACTTAAAAATCCAGTCTATGGACTTGTTGAAATCTCAAATTGAAAACGGGGGCAAAAATATCTGTAACGATGAAATCCTGAATATCGCCATATCTGACGTGAAAATTACCAAAGATATGGAAGTGGAAGAAATTGTCAGTTGCGCCAAACGCAATTATGAAAAAAGATACAAGGCAATTTTCGGGAATGGCGCTTCCCCAAGTATCAACCAATATGCAGAAACCGGAGAAGAACAGGCAAAAAGCCGCCGTGAAGCATTCAAAGACCGGCTAAGAGCGCAAGGAAAACTTCCTCGAAAACAATAAACACATTAAAACAGACAAAGAATGAGACAATTAGGAACTTTCAACACTATCAGTCAATCCCAGTCGGGATTTGGCGGAAATTTTCCTGTTTGGTCAAGAGTAAGAGAATTATATCAGGGTGGTGGTATGATTGATGTCGCCGGAATGGGATTAAAGCCTGGTGATATTATACATGCCGGCACAATGGTAAAATTCAATGGAGCAGGCAAACAGGTAGAGGTAATTACAGCAGATGGAGTGACTGGTGTAAAGGCAGTAGTGACGCTTACTATCACTAAAAAGGCATCCGAAAACGGGGATTTGTCTATTGTGTTAGGCGGAAAAAGCTATTCGGTTGCCGTAACAAGCGCATCAGAAAGTACCCCAGAACTGGTAGCTACCAAAATCGAAGGAGCAAAATCTTCTTTTGCAGAATGGGATGTAAAACGTAGTGGGGCTACTGTGACTTTCACACAAAAAACCGCTGCGCAACTTTACGCATACATGTTTATTCCAGGAGATACCGGAGTAACGGGAGATATTGAGGAAACCGTCAAAGGAGCTCCCGCCGGCGGAAAGCTAACCGATGTCAACGGTCTTGTATTTGAAGACGTATGTATCCCCGAAGGCTGTATCCTTGCAACATGCGCTGTTGTGCGCGCAGGCAGAATTTACGCAGACAGGGTGTTCGGTGGCGGCATTCCCAAATCGGTAGAAGCACAGCTGCCTATGATTGAATTTGTGCGTGAATCTGACGAATAAAGAAAGGAGAATAATATGTACACAAGAAACAAAGAATTTTACGACATTGTAGGAAAAGGTCTTGCAGCATTGGGATATACAGGGAATAAACCGCTGGAAGCATGGATTAATGACATGTTTGCCGAAAAATACAATGCGGAACAAACGTTCTCCCAAATGGGGTTCCCGTTAAATCCTAATATTCCTCTGAATCCCACATATGAGCAGATAGAAGCAACAGTCCGTGCATACACGCTGGCTACCTATGTGGATATTGACAGTGATGGCGCAACCAAATCTACAGACGGAATGTCCCTGCAAATGGGTGGATTGCCAACCTTCAAGCATGAGATTGTACTGAGCCGCAAAATCCTAAGAGAAAAAATGATGCTGATGGATGCCATCGGCAGTACCACTCCGGAAATTGAGTCTACAATAATGGAGCTTCTGTTTAATGGAGTGGACAGCTTACTTGGTGGTAACTACAATACATTCCTATACCAACGAAATCAAGTTGTATCCAACAAAGGTAAGCTAATCATTGACGCAGCTAACAACCCGCTTGGCATTGCATTGACTATAGATTTCGGTGTGCCTAAAAAGAATATCAAGGATTCTATCTGGTATAAGAAGCCGGAAAGCGAAGCGGTGCAGAAAGAAGCTTTGGGTACTACAATAGACCCGATAAAAGTCATGAGGCAGGTAAGACGCGATTCCCAAGAAAAGGATTTTGCCCCTGCTGGTCACTGGGAATGCTCCAAGACGACCTTTGAGGATTTGATTAACCTTCCGTATTTCCGCCAAATGTACACAGTTGCGACACGCCCGGATATTTCCGATAAAGGCATGCAGTTGGCATTTGCTAATCTTGTCCCCGATGAAACAATCAAAACTTTCATTGAAACGCGTATCGGTGCTGAAATCAGAATTGTCGATTCAATATCCGTAGTGGAGAAATATGACAAATCTTCCAAAGCTATACAATACAAGAATTTGCAAAGCTTTGAAGAGGGAGTATTGGCATATGTTCCAAATGAAGACCTGGGTGATGTACAATGTGGACGTCCTATTTTCATGGAAACACCGGGTGCCCGTACGGCATTGTATGACGGCGGCCGCACTCTGATACGTCAGGTATTCAATGATGAAACCATGACGCAGGTAATCAAATCAGAAGTGACCGGATTGGTTGTTCCTAATAAGGTTCGCTGGTTCTACTACTTGAACATTAAAGGTAAATAACCATGAAGGATTCTCAAAATACAAATACTGGCACTACCATAGAGGAATATCTCCGTGGTTGTGTCGGTTTTGAAGTTACGGACAGTGCTATTTCCACCATACTGATTGACAGGGGAATTGCACCGGGGACGGATGTCAGCACGTTGGAAAAACGCCAGAAAGACTTGTGCCGGGCAGACCTTTATATGTGGTGCGCAAGTACACCGAGCGTAACTGGAAGCGTAGAGGATGCCAATGGTGTATGGAAGCACAAGGAGGGTGGTACACAAAGCTCTGCCTATGACAAACGTAACCTTCGGCAAATGGCAAATGACATATACGCATTGTATGGAGAGAACGTCCGTAAATCATCTGTCAGAATTGTCAACTTGGGTATGAACATGAATAAAAGGTATCCGCTATGAAAGTAAATAATCCACGTTTTCCGCATACATGCAAAGTGTATCGTATTTCCGGAGAAACATCTTTTGACGAAGGGAACGAGACCGTATTGTATGTAGGGAAATGCAACAAGTACGGAAGCACAAGTCTTAGGACATTTACAAAAAGTAATGTCATAAAGAGTGATTATGCAATAGACATTCCTGGACTTGTGAAGGGTATCATTGCGGGAGACCTTGTGGATGTTACCGATTACGGAGGAAGTTTTGAATCATGCGTAGTAACGGATTGTTATCCTACGGAAATGGGAACAACGCTGTATTTCAATCTGGCTAAGAATTAGGGAAATGGGAGATAATGCTAAAGTCTTGGAAGAAGGCAAAAAAAAGATGAGAAATATCATTGATGAATATTTGCTGGATAGAATAACAGAAATCGGAATCAGACTTCTGCAAGACGGAGTAGTATCAGCCAAGTACCATAATGTAACCGGAAATACTCTAACTTCATTAGCTGTTGGAATTTATTATAGAGGTAAATTATCTCGTATAATTACCGCCGTTGTGACACAAGGATTAAAAAATCCTACCCGCCCCAAGCTTAGCAGAGGAGACGGTATTGGCGTGATAATGGTCCAAAGTTATGAAAGTGGTAAGTTTATTCCCATAAAAAAATACAACTTGATTGGCACCAACGGGGAGTACGGTTTAACCACTTCTGTAAATTTCCTCAAAGCATATAAAACTCCAAATGATGGCATAGGATTAGTGATGTGTACAGGTACGGAATATTCTAACTACTTGGAGTCAAAGAAGGGGTTAAATGTACTGTCAGATACATTTGATTACGCGGAAAGCATTGCTAAAATGACCTTTAAACCAATGAAATGATATGGGGTACGAACAGGATTTTAAATACAAAGACGCGCTTAAATCATTGTTTGACGCAGCAAAGACGGTAAGTGAGAATGTGTTCACAAATGACCGTCCCGCTGCTGTGCCTAAGCAAATGGATAATTTCATTGTGGTGTCATTGCCCGGCTTGTTGTCTTCCATGACCTATGGCAGCGGATTTGGAAATATCCGTACCTATTGCACCATTGAAGTGTATGTCAGACAGAAAAAGGGAAGTGCGGAAGACTTGGAACAAATGGACACTGTTGTAGGAGATATTCTTTCCCTATTCCCTATCAGCGACAATTTCATAAGTGCCTCAAACCCCAAATTGACCTTGAAAGGAAATGACGGATTAGGGTTCAGCGCAACATTGATAAGGACTGACCTTGTGATAAAATAAACATAAAATAAAACGATTAAAACTATTTATTATGGCAATGAAAACAAAGCAGGAATTGAAAGATGTATTTAGCGGTCTTTCATCCATTATGTTGGTAAAGGGTGGCATTGCAAATTTTGCCACGGTAACTCCGGATTTTGATTTGCCCGTTACCGTAGATACCCTTTCCTTGTCCCAAGCAGAACCGACATTAAACCGTACAAAGGTGCACGGTCTGCAAGCAGATTGGGCTGTCACCAGTACAGCAGGAGATATTACTTTCGCTGCTACCGTTCCAAGTGTAAGCAAGGAATTGGTAGAATATTTTCTTGGGAAAACCACTGAAATTGCGCAAGCGACTATCAACAACCAGCAATTCAAGGGATTCTCTGCTGTGCTAAACAGCAAGAAACTGAACGTAGGATTTGCGCTTATAAGTGACGACGGAGAAAAATGTCTGCTTGTAAAAAGAATGGCCGTTTACGCACGCCCCTTGTTTGAGAATGCGTCCACTACCCCATTCGCTTTTGCGCTTAGCGGAACTATTGAACTTGAAGATGGTGCTTCGTCCGGCTCCTCTTCCGAAGATAATATCGCTTTCTTGACAAAAAAAGCCGACTGACCGTAGCTCCAGCGTCCCTGTCTTTTACCAGCGCGGCAGATAATACAGGGAAAACCATTACCGCAACAACCAAGGAAAGCTCTGTCTCTGCTTCATCAACGGAAACATGGTGCAAAACCTCGGTTAGCGGGAAAGTGGTGACGGTCAAAGTCGACGAGAATAGCGGAGCAAAAAGGACTGCTACGGTCAGCGTATTCACCGCCAATGAGTTCAGTGCGGTGGAAGTTACCCAGGACGGTTCTTTGATTTAAAAATATGGCGGTGTGCGTTATTGCCGCCGCCTTCTCCTTTTTCACACATTACAATAACACAGCATGAACGATAAAACAATAAATCAACCTACCACAGCAGAGCAGAAAACGCTTGACGACGTGCTGGAGAACAGCATAGATTATATTACGATAAGAGGAAAAAAGTTCGGTATAAAATGGCTGCACCGTGGAACAATACGAAAATTAACCCATGTCTTACATTCCTGCAAAAGTGAGGATGAAGTTACTGCCAAATGTGCCTCTCTCATTATTCTGAATAATTGGTGGAAGATAAGACTTTTCCATTGGATATACTGGCGTATGCTATGGAAAAAATACACAGACACAGAGTTAACCGATATTGTTGTTATCGGTAAAAAAAAAGTGGAATTGCAGAAACTGGAATACTTGAATGCTACCATGTTCTTGACCGGAATGAGAGACACGATAATGACGATGACGAGAAAGGAAGCAGAACGTATCCTTCAAGAACTTCGGCAGGAGCAGCATTTGCAAACGGAGAAAAACACCCAGAGCTGACACGACCGTTAATTCTTCTTTGGGGAATGATTAATATCCCTAATTGGTATATGGACTGGGTATTGACCTGTGCTCAATACGAACTTCTGATGTGCGATGCTCCGATTGTAGTGTATGACAAAGCAGACACAGAACAAAAAACGCACACAGCGAAAGAAATGGAAGATTTAAAAAGGAAGTGGGAAGAAAAGAGAAAAGAGCGGGAAATGAAAAGGCAAAGACTTTCCCTCAATGATTTTATAGTAAACGGTATTAACGCTATCCCCCAAGATACAAAACAAGAATAAATATGGCAGACCTCGGAAATTTGAATTTTGGCGTTCACTTGAAAGATTATACAGAACAAGAGTACGAAGCTATCAAGAAAAAACTTGTGAATATGCACGTCACGACCAGTGCAAAGGTTGGATTAAAAGTAGATATAAAGGAGATTGAAGACAAGGTAGAAGCCTTGCTGAAAAACAAGACCTACAAGGTAAAGCTGGATGTAGATAGCGAAAGTATTAAAAAACTCAAGGAAGCTTTTAAAGGACATGGCGTTGATGCAAGCGAACTAAGAGCCATGAGGGGAGTTTCGCAGATAATCCGTGCAGATGCTTACGTTAACTCACAAAAAGCCCTTGAACAGCTTAGGATTGCCCGAATGCAGGCTGCAAAGGCTTCCGATACGCACAATGCGGCAATGAAGAGGACAAACACTACAATGTCTTCTCAATCACGGATAGCCGGAGAACTGAAAAATCAAATCGCCAATGTGTATTCCATATACACTTTAGAGCGTTTTGTAAGGGGATTATATACCATTGGCGGAGAGTTTCAGAAACAACGCATTGCCCTTACCTCCATTCTTGGAGACAGTATGAAGGCGGAAACCATATTCAATCGCATTAAGGATTTGGCGGTTGTCTCTCCGTTTCAGTTCAAAGAACTGGCTTCATACACCAAACAATTGTCCGCATACAGCATTCCGTATGAAGAGCTTTACGATACGACCAAACGACTTGCCGACATTTCCGCAGGTGTGGGTGTCGATATGGGACGTATCATATTGGCGTACGGGCAGGTGCGCAGTGCAGCTTTTCTCCGTGGGCAGGAATTGAGGCAGTTTACCGAGGCTGGTATTCCGTTGGTGGACGAGTTGGCGAAACGGTTTACTAAGCTTACGGGAGTAGTGACATCTGCCGGAGATGTATTTGACAAAATCAGCCGGAAGGAAGTAAGCTTCGGGATGGTGAAGGATGTCCTCTGGGATTTGACCAACGAGGGAGGTAAGTTCTACAACATGCAGGAGGCTCTTGCGGAAAGCCTTGCAGGCAAGTGGAGCAACTTGCAGGACGCTTGGGATGTGATGATGGCTGACATTGCGGAAAGCAATAGCGGTGTACTTTCAGATAGCTTGGAGTTGCTTACTGATTTAATGAATCATTGGGAAGCTGTTGCAGCTATCCTTGGCTCCCTTGTAGGGGCTTATGGATTTTACAAAACTGCTGTAATAGCTGTAAATGCTGCTCATAAAGCTGAAACTGCAATGAGAACAATTACTTTCATAACCAATTTAACCCGAGCACGACAAGGATTGACTGCTGTTACAAGAGCACAAGCTGTAGCTCAATGGGCGCTAAATGCAGCAATGAAAGCCAATCCTTGGATGATAGCAATTACTGGTGTCGGTGCATTGGCTGGACTATATTTCACTTTAAGAGAAAAGACTAAAAGTGCCGCAGAAACAATACGTGAATTTAATGTTCAAGTCCAAGAACAAAACGAAAAAATATCAGAAGCCAAAAATAAAGCTAACAGCTATATATCCACAATGTTTGATACATCCAAAGCAGTGGATGCGAGACGAATGGCTTACGAAAAGCTTCAAGGGATATATCCTTCTATTTTTAAGAGCATGTCTTATGAACAAGCTTTGCTAAAAGGGCAAATTGAGCTATTAAATATGTCTAATAGAGCAGCAAGAACTACTGCGCGAGAAACATCAAGAATAAATTTAGAAAGAGCTTACCAGGGACTAATTGATGCAGAAAGAGGAGTTAAAGATGCAGAACTTTATTCTGTGGCAAGCGACGGGCACATCATGAATACCCAAATGCTTAAAGATGCAAAAGCCCAATTAGAAATAGCCCGTTCACTTGTAAAAGAAGCAAAAGAGGATTTTTCAACCATATTGTCTATTACCAATGAAGTAGAAGAAAATACTAAATCCTCATGGTTTACTGTGGCGAAAAGTATGTCGGAGGGTATAAATAGTCTTATACCTAAAGATGATGAAGCATATGAAGAATACGCCAAGCGAGTAAAAGAGGAAAGAGAAAACGCAGATAAGGTCTTAAATAGTTTCAAAAAGGGGAATCCGTATTCCGAAGTCACTATACGTAATGCACAAAAAGTATTTGATGTGTCAAAAAAGATAATGGATACTCTTGGTGTATTAGGCAAATCATCCGGAAGTGAAAAAGACCCTATTGCCGAGCAATGGAAGAATCGTGCCGACCTCATAGACAAAGCCGTTTCCAGCTATGAGAAATGGAGAAAGATAGAAGGAGAAGAAGCCGCATCTCAAAGGGTGAAGGGTATTTCTGAATTTGCCCCTATCTTTGATAAGAACGGGGTCAATTTGGACTTAAAAGACCCAAGCAAGGCTTACAAATACATTCAAGGGCAGTTAGACCGCAGTAAAGAGAAGCAAGAAGATTTATACATTTCTCTTGGCGTCAAGATTGACAAGGCGGGAATTGACAATGCGAAGAAGGAAGTTGATAATGCCTTAAAGGAGATAGAAAAGTACGTTTCCCAAACCGGAGAAAAGTGGGATTTATACAAGAAGCTGTTTAATGCTTCCGGAAACAAATCTCTTTCCATGAATATTGCTTTCGGTGGGGAGGTTTCATTCAAAAGTGTAGTAGATGATTTGCGCAACCAACTTTCCAAAGCGCTTGAAAATACGGGAAGTAAATTCTCCGTTACAGATGTCCTTGCCATGAAAGAGGATGATGTAAAGAAGCAGTTTGGGGAAGGAGTAATTCTGAAACTATACCAATCAATCAACGAGGAAAGTAAGAAAATGCGTTCAGAAAGCCTCGAAAACCTTTTAGGCATGATAGAGGATTATAAAGATTATGCCCAAAAAATAAAGGATATTGAGCGCAATCTTCAAAAGGACTTGGCCGATATTGAAAGCCAAAGAGGTCAATTAGGCGAAGAAGCGACCGACAGGCTTATAGCACAAAGGAAAAAGAAAGCGAGCGAAGATGCTGCATCAACCAAATTTGAACAATTCAAGAGTTCGGAAGACTGGGCTAAGACCTTTGACGACCTTGACAGACTTTCTTCTGCAACTCTTGATAGGCTAATCAAGAACCTGGAAGAGTTTAAAAACACGACCGGACAAAGCTTAAAAGTAAACGAGTTCAAAGAGCTTGTCAATGTTTTAAAAAAGCTACGTGACGAAAGTGAAAGCAGAAACCCTTTCAAGACATTATCAGACGGAATAAAAGAGTATGTAGAAGCTACCAAAAAGCTGAAAAAGGCTCAAAAAGAACTTGGGTTTATCCAGGATGGGGGCAAGGTAACTACTGGCGTTTCTGAAACGAGCCATACAGAAACCAAGAAAACGGATGGCGGCTTATCTTATCAGACTAAAGTCGTCGATAAATTAACTCCAGAATTAAAAACGTTGGCAGATGCGGAAAAAGAAGTCACTGATGCGCAGGATGAACAAAATGAGGCTTCCGACAAAGTTCAAGTAGGCTTTGGAGATATTGTCGACATGGCTAATCTTCTTATCGGCACTTTGGGAGATTTAGGGTCAGCATTTGATGCCTTAGGGAATGATAGTATGGGAGACACTCTAAGCGCTGTACAAGAAGTTGCGGGTGGATTATTGAATACAGCTCAAAGCGGAGCTACCCTTTTCGCTGGTATATCTTCCGGCAATCCGATGGCTATCATGCAAGGGGCTACGGGTGTAGTCAGCGGTATTACCGGAATAATAGGAAGCATAGCCAAAGCCCATGATAAGAAGCTGGATAAAGCAATCCAACGTTCGCAACTGGAAGTGAAAAAGCTTTCCAATGACTATAAGAATCTTCAATCTGTCATAGAACGGCAATTGGGTGCTGTTACCCAAAGTCAATCCAAAGAGATGATTGCAAATCTTCAAAAGCAACAAGAAGAGGTGCAAAAGCAAATGGAGGCGGAACAAGACAAGAAAGATTCGGATGCTTCTAAAATAGAGGACTACAAGCAGCAGTATATCGAGTTAGGCGAGCAAATCAAGTATTTCTATGAAGATTTGGCAAGCGAACAATTCGGTATAGACTTAAAGGGATGGTCAGACCAAATATCAGAAGCGTTAGTCAATGCGTTCGCCAACGGAGAAGATGCAGCAAAGGCTTTTGATGATACGGTAGCTGATATTATGCGCAATGTCATAAAGGAGATGATTTCTCTGAATGTCATAAAACCTGCCATGAATAAGCTAAGAGATTATCTGTTTGGAGATAAAGGTATATTTACAGACAGTTCCGCCGGGGGTACAAATCTGACGGAACAAGAGGCAGCCGGACTAATGCAGCAACTTGGAAGCCTTCGAGGGACAATATCAGACTCAAAGAAAATATGGGATTATCTAAATGCTGCTGCAAAAAAAATGGGAATAAGCCTTGAAGAGACAAGCGCTTCAAACACTCTTTCCAAAGGGATACAAGAAAACATTACAGAAGAAACCGCCAATATTTTAGCTTCTTACATAAACGGTATTCGCGCAGATGTAAGTGTAAAACGCGCTTTGCTTGAAAAGTGGGGAAACGAGATTCTTCCGAAATATAATGTTATAGCCGAGCAACAACTTACTCAATTGAGGGCAATAGCCAATAATACGCTTAGAAGTGCTCAAAACACAGAAGCTAATGTTGCTGTACTGCAAGAGGTTAGAGACATGTTCAACATGGTAATAAATAAGGGAGAAAGAAAAATAAGAATTTAAATATAAGGATATGAAAAAGGAAGAACTAAGCAGGACATTGCTCAACCAAGCCGTATCATTGGGGCTATGCACAGAATGGACTGAACAATGGGGAGAACCTGACCAACAAGGATTGATTGACAAGTATTTGCACGGGATTGATTTCTGTATAAAGAAAGGATACCCTACCAACACTTTCATAAAGGAGCACTTCGACAAGGACATCCTTCACAGAAACAATATCTTTGTCGATGAGGATGTGCAAGCAAGGAACATGAAGCACATAGCCGTTCTGAACGGAAATTGTAAAGGTACTCTCCTATTTGATGGCTTTTCTGTATGTGATATTTACGTGCGCCATGACAGCGAAGTAACCATTGACTGTTCACAGTATTGCAAGGTATTCATTAACGTGTACGACCGGGCAAAAGTAAATGTTATCCAAAAGAATATAGCATCGGTATATGTTTACATTCATGGAGAAGATTGTATTGTGGAAACCGCTGGGGATGTCATGCAAAGAAAAAGCCAGGCTTAATGTCTGGCTTTATTGCATAATTCTTTTTGTATTGGCTGAAATGAAACAGCAAGAGTTACTAACGATTCTTCCCTCTCCGATAATTTCACGCAAGGAAGAGTGCTTGACTTCGCTTCTCAACGTCCATCCCAGTCTATCGCCTTTAGACTTTATACGGTGTGGATGCTTTGAAGAACACTTTGCTTTCTTGCTTTCCATTACACTCTCCATATTGTTTTGATATTGAATTTATCTGTTCCCTTTTTTATCCTTCTGCTTACAAGCTTGCAAGCCACTTCTTGCCCGATTTGGTGTGAGACCAAACAACTAATGTAACACTCACAATAGCCGTTATTAAAAATATTGCCGTTAGCGTATCCATATTATATTCATTTTAAAATCCTATTAGCAAAGTTAGCAAACATATATGTAGATATAGTTCCTAATGTAATAGTACTCCAGTTTATTCCGTTTGTCACATTGGTAAACAAAGGAGTTATACCTCCTAAAACAAGTGCCGCAAATATTAGTTTAGATAAATCAAAGAAATATCCTGCAAGTTTTTCACGTCTTACCTTATCCTTTTCCTTGCCCTCTTTCTTTACTTCTTGTCTTTCGCTCCAATTACCCATTTGTATTATATTAATGCACAAATATAGAAAGAACGAACGAAAGAACAAACAAATAAACAAATAAATATCCGATAAATCAGCTTTTTAACAAATCCGATTAATTATAATTCATATGCCACAAAACAAGAAAAGCGGAGAAACTCCGCTTGACTTGATGGTATAGTAATCGACTTATCACAAAAGACTATCTCCCATTTTTTCTAAATATATATCAAATGGGCGATTTAAAGATTTGAACATATCACCGGAAAAATAATGCTTTAATATAACATGTAAAACATTGTTTTTTGATAGTTCTATGATTTTCCATGATGAAAGTAGTTTCCCATCTTCTCCATAAAAACAGATATGGTTCCCTTCTACAATAAAGGGATAACTCTTTTTCTTTGTTGTTATAGAGTCTGAATAGGTCATATTAGAATTTATAATAACAGTTCGAATAGGTTTTACATCTTTATATTTCCATGTTCCACAAATTTCATCCATTGATAAAGGCAGGTTATCCCACTCCTCTAAATCTATATTGTCCGTACTTGAAGTCAAATTATTACAATACTTGTATTTTGGTTCATACTTTTCTTCCGAATAAACACTTTCTTGTATTTCTCCTTCATTTTCTGTTTGTGGGACTTCTTTAATTTCTTCAATTTCCTCATATAATCTTTTATCATATTTTTCCTCGCTTTTGTATTTCGGGAATGAACCTGCTTGTGGCTGGAAATAGTCATCATCTTCTTTTGAGTTTTTTTTATCTTCATCAATATCGCTTCCTTTTATTTTCACAATTGCAGCAACTATGCCACCTAAAACGGATACAACAACCAATCCCGGACTAATATTCCACAAGATAATCAGACCTACAATTACCCAAAGCAAACAACCTAAATTCATAATATTAATTATTTTTATCTAATGACATAATCTTCAAGGTTTCCCTATATTGCTCCGCATTGGGAATTGAAATAAATTCAACAGCTCTTTCAAAGTTATCTTTTACTACTTTTTCTATTTCTTCTAAAGTGACTTTAAAGAATTCCTTTCTATTATTCACCATGTTTACTTTTTTAGAGTCGAAAGCACGATGAAGTGCAGCCTCTAATTTAGGAGCATCTTCTGAAAATATCATAGCATGCACGTCAAATTTAAAAGGCACAGATGCGCTACCAAGTTCATCAACTCTATCCATAGGCTCAAGTCTTCGAGTCATACCTATCTTATATACATCCTCCCCAAATGAACCAATATTAGAAATTACATACACATATCCAGCCCTTTTATTTGCTTCTCTGTAATCCATCTCTTTTATTTCTCGGTCTAATTCATTCAACCTATCTGTAATAAACGATTTCCTTTCTATTAAATGTTGCTTATCTTCTTCTGGAGCCTTTAACAATAACTCTTCTACTTGTATAGCCTGCCTATTATAATGGGACAATTCTTTAGCCACTTCCTTCCTACGCATTTCTATTTCTTCCATGAGCTTGGCTTCTTCCCTCATTTGTTCTCTAATAGAACGTTGTTCTTCCTTCTCCGCTTGTCGCTTCAAAGCATATTCATAAGCAAGCCTCAATTCTTTTATTTTTAAATTTAAATATGATTGCGTTATATGTACGCACATTGGTTCATGCAACTTATTTAAATCGTCGTAGGATTTTATAATTTTGTGAATGTATGCTTCCGCATTATTAAACTTGACTTTACTAATAAGCACATCACATTCATTGTTGAAACTTCTAACAATTTGTTTAATACTTTTTTTAATGAACACATCTCCTTTGGAATAGCTTCCATTGATTGCCCATTCCTTGCTACATAATGCAGCACTTTCATTCCAAATACACTCTTTTTGTTTCTCCCTAACAAGTTTAAGTCTTTCCTTATATTCATCTGATGTTGCAAAATCGTATATGGGTTCATATAGCCCAAATTCTTGCAAAAGTATTACATCATTCAACTGTAATATTTCTGACTTTTTTGAGGATATTTCGTTTGATAACAAGTCACTTTCCTCTTTAAGTTTTTCTATTTCACCTTCTAAATTTAATTTATGTGAATAGAAGATTTCTTTATTCCTTTGTATATCAGATAAAATTTTATTTTTCTCTTTTTCTATATCAGCTAAATTTTCATAATTAGAAAATAAAGCTTTTTTTTCATTTAACAAAAGATTTTCTTCCCGAAGCTGTTCACAATCATTCTCTTTCAATTGTAGCTTTTCTTGAAGTCTATCATAATCCCACTCTTTAGTCATCAATTGCCCCCGAAGCTCTTGATTAAGAGTTTCTAACTTCTGAATTTTTTCTAATTCTTTCTTCTTCAAAAAATCGAAAACACCCATACTTTAATCTTTGGATGGCAAAGATACGCCTTTATTAACATCCATTGTCGTTATATATAGCATGTTATATAACATGTTTATTGTTTTTATAATGTACTAAATTAGACAAATCGGTCAATTTTCTATATATTTGCACAATAACTTAGAAAATAGACGAAAGTAATTGATTTTATGATTATAAGTTTGCTATTTCAAAGATAAGGGCTATCTTTGCGGTGCTAACAACTTATAGGAGCGGCAAACTCCTATGGCTTCATCATTGGAGTTATTTTTTTGCCAATACATATCAAGTAGTATCATAAATTAAGATATTGCGCACGAACGGTGGGGTAACAGAAATGTCCCCAAACTAAATTCCTATGAGTTTGTTAGCAGCCGTGAACGTGCGCTTTTTTTTGTTATGCTAACAAACTCGATTCAAGTCCTAAGCGAAACAGAGTTGCTGGGGCACAAATTCACGGTTTACGGAACTGCCGAAAATCCGTTGTTTCTTGCTAAAGAAGTGGCAGAGTGCATTGATTATGCGAAAACATCGCAAGGTTATTATGATGTATCAAGAATGGTAGGCACTGTAGATGAGGAAGAAAAGCATCTACGAACAATCTTCGTAGATGGTAGAAATTACGAAATGTGGTTCTTAACCGAAGATGGCTTATACGAAGTCCTCATGCAGAGCCGTAAACCAATTGCCAAAGAATTTAAGAAAGGCGTAAAGGAAATCTTAAAGACCATCCGTAAGACCGGCGGCTACATCGCAACTAAACAGGACGACACTCCCGAAGAAATCATGGCACGTGCACTCATAGTGGCACAGGAAACAATCAAAAGAAAAGAAGAGCGGCTAAAGCAGCTTGAAGAAAAGAACGCCAAACTCCAACCCAAAGCCGACTTCGCCCAAGCCGCCTTCAAAGCAGAGGGCAAAGTAGACATAGGTCAAGCCGCAAAGATACTCAATCTCGGTTTTGGGAGAAACACCCTTTTCGGGAAGCTAAGGGATGCGGGCATATTCTTCAAAGACAGGAACGAACCGAAACAAAAGTATATTGACGCAGGCTACTTTGAAATGACGCTGTTGCCGCCAATACGCAGAGACAACCACCCAGACATATTATGCCAAAAGGTGTTTTGCAAACCAAAAGGTCTTGCCTACATCAACCATCTATTTGGCGGAAAGCCTTCTGGCAGAAAGATTTCGCCTATAAAATAGTATAGCACAACAACACATATTTGCGTAGTATTTAGTAAATTTGCAGAAAACGAGTAGGTTATGGAACGGATAAGGTTGTCAAAGGAAGAGAAACAAGCATTTCGGATTGTTGCAGAGTTTGGCGGAGAATGCCCGGCGACATACCCGAAGCATGTATTTACTGCTTCCATCCGTTCCATTGAGAGGAAAGGATTGGTGAAAGCCAATTATTTAATTGGCGGTTATGTATGGAGTGCTAAACTCGCCGAAGAGGGCAAGCACTATCTTGCCGTTAACCCCAACTTGCACAATCCTATCAATTGGAATTTAATACTTGCCATTGTAGGCGTCCTTATATCTATCATAGCCTTATTCGTTAGCTGCATGAAAAAATACTAATCACGCTATTTTAATCATCCGGCAGTCGGTTCCAATGCCCGACAGCCACAACTATATCCAAAACGAAAATGGAAGAATTAAGAAAGCTACTGGATGAAGTAATACTCGATATACAGCAGGAGAGGCTGGAAATAATGGCGCTTCTTGCCCCTATGTCTATATCAAAATACAACCCGAGCGCCTCTAAGTCAGATTTTGACCTTAGAAGCCTTAATAAGGAAATATTGCCACATGTTAGCATAGATGCACGTTGAGGTTCGACCAACGTTCACGTTATGATGCCCCGCCAGTAATACGGCTGGCGGGTTGGCAATATATAAATTATAATTTAAAGAAAAGAATATGAAAACAAATAAACTCACCTACTCCACCCCTGTCCCTAAAATAAAAGAATATGTACGCAATATCGTAACCAAGCATAATGCCGGAACTAAATATCCGTGCAGCCTGAATGAAATAAGTCAATTGTTTTTCACTAATGAAAAAGAAGCAAGGACTTTTATAAAAGAATGGTTTGCAGAGGGGAAAGACTATACCCTATCAAGAAGAAAGTTTTTCCTTTCGGCTAATTGTTTGCGAAGGTTGTTTGACATGGCAAGTATGGGATTAACACCCAAACAGCAGTAAACTATATTTCAAAGTATTACGTAATAACATAAAGTTATGGGTATCACAGGCATTATCATTGGTTAACACATTACGGTACAAAGCCCATGAAATTAACGGCGATAAACAATTATTAGCTTGTTGTTTGGATAGCATCTAAATTGCAGCAAAATAATAAGTTTTTTTTATTGGAATTGATTTTCATTCCATTTCACGCCATTTCATTCTATTTCATTCATTCCAAAATAAAATAGAAAGTGACATTATTAACATTTGACTGATATTCAAATGCTTAATAACTTTGCTTCCACAAGATAGCTATCATAGTTGCAGTTTGTGGAAGTTCTGCATAGATAAAGATATTTGGGGACATCGGTCTAACTCGTAAACTTCCACTTTATACGGTTAGGCTGGTGCTCCCCTTTTCATTTATATAAAGATATAAAGTTATGAAAAGCAATATTCAAATTTTCAAAAACGAACAATTCGGAGAAGTAAGAATTATAATGAACGAAAACAATGAACCTTTGTTTTGCTTGGCAGATGTATGCAAGGTTGTGGAACTGACAAATCCATCATCTGTGAAACAAAGATTAGACAAGGAAGATGTACAAGTTATTGATTTACACGCCCTAAATCCCGATTTCGAGATTATCGGAAATTCAATGGCTACATTTATCAACGAGACGGGTTTCTATGAAGTCCTCCTATTCAGTAGTAGTAACAAGGTAAAACCGTATAGAAGATGGATTACACATGAAGTTCTACCAGCAATCCGCAAGTATGGAATCTATGCTACAGATATTACCATAGAGAAACTACTTGCTAATCCGGATTTCGCTATACAAGCATTACAGAATTTGAAAGAGGAACGCCAAAAGAGAGTTGAAGCAGAACAGAAAGTTGCCGAAGCCACTCCCGCCATAGCTTTTACCAATGCCGTACAATCAGCGAATAGTTCTTGCTTAATCGGAGAATTAGCAAAGATTATCACACAGAATGGATACCCTATCGGCGAAAAGAGGTTATTTGCATGGATGCGTGAAAACGGGTATTTAGGTAAGCATGGAGAGCGATACAACATTCCGAATCAACAATATGTAGAACAGGGATTATTCGAGATAAAGAAAGGCGTACGCTCAGGTAGCGGCGGAGTATTACATACTACAATTACGACAAAACTTACAGGAAAAGGGCAGGTCTACTTCGTAAACAAGTTTTTGAATAGCTCTATCAATCAATAGAAAAAATCAAATAATAGCAAGGTTATGTTTGGGACAACAGCTAAAAATGCGTAAGTTTGTTTTGTAAACAACGTTGTCTTACCATTGCTCCGTGGCGGTTGCACTGGAACAAGATTAAACAGGCATAGTGTTGTCGTTAACCGCCACATCAGGCGACATTTTCCTATGCCTTACCTTGAAAAAAATTAGACTATGAATATAAATACTATTAGAAAAAGACTATTCGGGATTGTTAATGACATACAGCGTGAAAAAATCGAAATAATGAAATTGGTAGGAAGAGAAAATATGACAATCATCAAAACAAACTCTATTATTCCCCAAACACCTTTAGACCTAAAGATGTTAAATAAACATCTTATCGAAAAACAAAAGAGCATTATTTAGATATAGAGGATACAAAATAACGGGTAATTTTCTAATATTTTACTTGATTATTTAGAAAATACACCATATATTTGCAGTATTGATAATACAAGCCAAAGAGCTGATTAACGGATATGCCGTTGATTGGCTCTTTTTGTTTTTACAACACAAACTCAAAATAACACATGGCAAAGCCTTACAGTATCTATTTTCAGAAAAGTAAGCTGGGGAGTCCTGTTATTGACACCAAATCCCAATGGGGGATTGTGTGCAAGGACTTCCCTTTTACTGTATATGGAGATATTAAGGATTTGCCCAAAAGGGACTGGATAGACCAAGACGGAGAAGACACCTTTTTCCCCGAAGAACTCTACGTGCAAGCCTATGATATAGAAGTAGAGTTCGCCTATAAAGGTGATATGGGAACAGCCAATGAAAAAATTGTCGCCTTCCTGGACTATCTGATAGGAAAAGACGGTTACGGAACAGAATTAAAGGTTTATGACACCTATACCCAAATAGGCAGGCAGGGGGTTTATTTTAAATCTATAAAATCCGACCTTTTTGTCCGCAAGACAGATGAGGGAGATGTCGTAACTTTCAACATTACATTTCGGGTAACCGACCCTAAAACACAAATTATTCTTACGGCATAATGGGACGGTTTATAATATACAGCAAAGACGGGCAGACGCAACGATGTGTCGCTAACAAGTTAGAGTATAACGGAGAGTTCATGGGAGCTTGTTCCGTTAACATTACCGTTACGTCCCCCACTCCGATTGATTTTACAGTCGGGGACTATCTGATATACCGCGGAGAAAGATTTGAAATAAACTACGACCCTACTGAATTGAAGCAAGCCTCCAAAAATACATACGGAGAGGCTTTCAAATATGAGAACGTAGTTTTCAACTCTCTCGCAGATGAACTAACAAGATGCGAATTCCTGGACTATGTAAAAGAGGATAACTTAATTCACTACTCTTCCCTGCCTACATTCAGTTTTTACGCTGAAAGCATAAATGCTCTCGCAGAAAGAATACAGGTGAACCTTGACCGTATCTATAAAGGAGAGCAAAAATGGACGGTTACAGTACACCCCGAATATGTTAATGAGACTAACAAATCCATATCAATAAGCAGTATAAACGTTTGGGACGCACTTGCTTTGGTAAATAGCGAGTTTAAGGCAAACTTTATCATAAGGGGACGAACGATAACAATAGGTACTGCCGGAATTGCAGTAGGAAACATGTTCGGCTATGGAAAGGGCAAGGGATTGTACTCCATACAAAAAACCGCGGATTCATCACAGAAGATAATTACCCGCCTAAGAGCATATGGTGGTACCAAAAACTTGCCGTACAACTATTATACAACATATGGTAGTCCTATTGTCGAAGCTCCCATCGAGGATGTATCTTATGGATATGACCCTAATACACATTTGATAGACGGTGCTGTTGTGACGCTTCCTTTTTACATGAAATTCCTATCTGACACAGCATTGTATGATGTGACAATCAATGGGCACTCTTATAAAATGAGAAGAGGTAGCTTTCTTGGGAAATGCTACGTTTTGTTGAATAGCGAAGCCGACAAGGACAACGTCCGCATAGGTGCAAAGATGCGGATAGAAAAAGGCATTGAGACGGACAATGTTCCAAGAAAGTACAAAAGACCTTCTGGAGCATTAGTTCCCAATAATATGGCTGTTAAAAATTTGATGCTTCCTGATTTTCCGGAAAAGACACTTGACCCATACCTTGATAGTAAAAACATAGATATTATCGGAGTTCGGGAAGGTTCGGTTTTCTTTGACGGGAGCGATACTTCTTTGCCGGAAATATATCCGTCTATGGAAGGAATGACAGCACAGCAGTTGAAAGACGCGGGAATAATCGTAAATGCTACCGGAGCGTTGGATGAAATCGCTTCCGATTCAGTGAACAAAGATAATACGCCAATTGCAGATGATGGTTACTTTGAAGAAGGAGAAACCATCCCACCGTTCAAAATATATCTCAAAGACATTGGATTTGACATAAACGATTACTTTACCGATGAAACTCCCACCATATCCATGAAAAGCGGAATGTGTGGTGGACGTGAATTTGAAATACTTAGAGATGCAGACAAGCCCGTAAAACAAGGTGATATGTGGGTCTTGACATGCAACAGAATCTATGATGAAGGTTTGAATCTTTATTTCCCATATAAGGATTTTACTATCAAAGCCGGAGATAAATTTGTGCTTTTGGGTATTGATATGCCGGATGTGTATATAAAAGCTGCTTCCCAAAGATTGCTAACAGCTTCCAAAGAATATCTTGCAAAAAATGATTATGTAAGATATACTTACGAGCCTAAAGTAGATGAAATATTTATGGCGCGTCACCCGGAACTACATGACAGTATAAAGGAAGGTGATTTAATGTTGTTCGAGGATGAAGACTTAAACATCAACGGGAGCATTATTATTGACAGCCTTACAATAAAGGAAGGAGACGCTCTCATTCCAACGTATGATATTACCCTTCGCAATGACAAAGCGATAGGAACTTTAGAAAAGATACAGAATCAGATAGATTCAATAGTAGGCGGGCAAGGCAGTGGAGGATTAACTACCCAACAAGTGGAATCAATCATTAAAGCCTTTGGAGAAAAGCTGTTTTTGAATAAAACCAAACCTGACCAAACCAGCTATTTAATAAAGTTCTTAGGTGGATTGTTTTCAGACTACATCCAGTCCATGAACTTTTCTTCCGGTGCTCTCGGTGAAGGCTTTGTCATTAAAGTAGACAGCAAGACGGGTAAATCCTACATTGAAGTGGACGAACTCTTTGTGCGTATCAAAGCGATGTTCTCCGAGTTGGAGATAAAGAAGCTCTCTTATGCAGGCGGGAACTACATGTTCACCGCTGCCGGAATGAAATGCGGAAAGGTGGAAGAACACGAGGATTTTTGGCGTTGCTATCTTTTGGTGGATGATGGAGAAACGGCTATCGAGAACCCGTTCAAGGAAGGCGACCAGATACGTTTCCAAGACTTTAATATCAAACCGGGTGTCTACGAGAATGTATCCAACCGTTATTATTGGCGCTTATGTGTAGGTGTTGGCGAGGATTACATAGACCTTAGCAAGACGGACTGCGACGCAAACAGCGACATACCGCAGGAAGGTGATAGTTTTGTACAACTCGGAAACAGAACGGACAAGAAGCGTCAGAATGCAATAACATTGTCTGTGTATGGCGATGATGCACCGAGTATCCATCAGTATGCCGGGATAGATTCCTATTCTTTAGCAGGCAAGGAAGTGACGGTTATCAGTCCGCAAGGCAACAAGTTCATGGGAGACTTTATCCTGAAAACGGGTGTGAATATCCTTACCCAGTTCAAGATATTGGAAGACTTGATTTACTCTGAAATCTCCAAAGTGCTTGACGAGGTGCAGGCAAAGGATAATTATCTGTATAACGCATCATTTGCAAGCAATACGAACGGTTGGGAGACAAAGAACGATGTTCGTTTCTTTACTGTAAACGGAAAGTTCTTATTGGTTAACGACAAGTTCTATTCCCGTAAGGATGCTATGGCTGCCATTATCAGAGACGGAGACAGAAACGTGCTTCGGATTCTTTCTTCCGGAATTAAACAGTCCAATGCTGATTTAGCCAATAAGCCTACCTATGAGGAAGGGGAAGAACCGAAGAAGTTCTTTATCTCTTTCCGGTATAAGGTAGCTACAGCCGGAACACTTACGATAGGCTTTCCCGGTCAGAACCTGCATTTCACCGAACGTCTTGAACCGGGTGAGGAATACGCAATGAAGGAGTATTCCGGCACATGGGACGGAACGGGTGATTTCGAATTGAAGTTTACGGGGGATATATACATACACTCGTTGGCTCTTGCCGAAAACGCATTCGAGGATTTATATACAAAATTGAGTTCCGAAATAAAGCAGACAGCAGAAAGTATCAGGTTAGAAGTAAAGGAACTCTCGGAAAGTAATAATCAGAAGTTCTCGCAGATTGAGCAGACAGCGGAAAACCTCAAATTGTCTGTTACAAAAATAGAGGAAGATGTAACGCAGTTGGGGCTGGACATCAATGGGGTTACCGATGAACTTAAATTATATGTTAAAAAAGACGGATTAGGTTCAGAAATCAATGTGGCACTTGATAACATTTCCGTGGTTTCCAAAAACATATACTTTACCGGAGATATATCCGCCAACGGGAATGTGTCTATTCAGGCAGACGGGACAATAAAGGCTATTGGTGGATATTTTGAAGGAGAGATAAATGCAAACAGCGGAGTGTTTAAAAATGTAAGAACTCCTAACAACTCTTTGGTGATAGACGAAAATGGGAATGTTAGCATTGTTGGCAAAATATCAACCGCTTCGTCAGGTACAAAAATAGAAATAAACCCAAATTCAAACAGCCTAAAATTTTATAATTCAAAAGGATATGATGTGGGTGGAATTTCATTCCTTGATAGTGGAGGCGGAGGTACTTCTGTTACTTACCCAAGATTAAAATTGGACAATATAGCAAGTGATGGCAACTTAACTGCGTCTACCACCCTTTTTGCAGGGTCATTGTCAATGATTTCAAATTTAAGTGGTTCAAGATACCAAGTGTCTCTTGGCATCAGCGGACTTTCTTTTTATAAAGATGGAAGATTAACTAAATCATACCCAAGCTCATGAAAAAGATAAATTTTAAACAATTACTGATTGCTACGGACATTACCCGTAAGCATTGTGAAAATATAGATTGTAGAGAGAATTTTGCGAATGTATTATACCGGAACGGTAACGGTATCGCATCGCATGCACTCGCTTTGAAGATATACAACTCCAATGAAGAGACAGAGTATACCGATGAAGAAGTATCCTTGATACAAGAGCATGCAAATGCTTTTTGCAAACCTTTCTTCATTGACGCGCTCAATCGTGCTATCAACAATCAACCGGAAGAAGTAACCGATAAACAGGAATAATTATGGCTTGGACAGAACAGGATTATCAAGAAATAGTTGCCCGTCTTATGGCTAACTCCATAGGGGTTAATGAAGTACCGAATGCGGACAAAGCGGATGATGTAACGTCATTGCCTGCATTTAAACCTTCAGGAAGCAACAGTGAAGCTTCTGTGGTCAATTATCCTTTAGAATTTTTGAAAGGAGAAAAAGGCGAGCCAGGTATACAAGGCGAACCGGGAAGCTCTTTCCGTGTAGCCGGCGAATACGCCACCCTTGAAGCCTTGAAATCTGCCGTTCCCGATGGTTCGGCAGTTGACGGGTTCATGGCTGTAGGTACGGAAGCCCCTTATGATTACTACGCATGGGTAAGTTCTGCTGGCGGAAATAACCCGGACCCATCCCCTGATAGAAGGTATTTATTATTATCGGATGGCACTCCGTTATTGTTGGCTAACGAAGAGCCGATATTACTTGCAGATAACGGAGAACGGGTTGCAAGTAATGGTGAATGGGTAAGCCAGGGGAAGATAGGCGGTATAGACGAGGCACCAACTGATGGCAAGGCATACGGTCGTAAGAATGGGAATTGGGCGGAAGTCTCTGATAAGAAGTATGTCGATGACAGCTTTTCAAGCGCTCGTAGTTTTGGCTACATGATGGGGCTTACAGAGATTGACGCCTCCGGGTTGGATGAAAATACGTGGTATCCGGTTACAATTGCTGCTGGAGAAAGAATGAATATACGAGTAGAAGTGCTTGTATCATTAGATAGCGGTACAAAACCGTCATGGTCTACACATGAGAGAGGTTTTTCTACTCGTAAAATTTGGGAATTTGCTCCGAATGCTTGGGGCGTTAATCGTGATAGCAAGACTACTATATACTTATCAGATTTTATTCATGCAGATATAGACCCTGTGAGGGGTTTAGGTAATTTGAGCCACTTTGATATATGCTATGTTTTTGTACGAGGTGGTGGTAAATATCACTTTTATGCTTCTCATGAAGCAAAAGTTATTCTTCATACCGGTACATATATAGCAGGCGACCAAAGTGTTAGTCCAACTACTGACCCCCCTGCGGAAATAGTGGCGAATATAGCAACGAAGGAGTATGCGGATAATATCGGTTATGGCAAAGTTATTGATGTTGCCGATGGTTCTTTGTTAACTATCAATAAAAATATATGGGGTACAGAAGCTTATGACCATGTTGTTAAAATATTTGGTTCTACTGATGTTATTAAGAATATGATTATAGATATTTGCAATAACCATACTAAATATTATATACATAGTTACTCAAGCTATAGAAATTGTATAGAACTTTCTTCTGTTTATACTTATTATACTGATGAAGAAAGATATGAAATAGAATTTAATATTAGTTATTATACTTCTCAGGGACCTGTTTCTAAACGAATAGCAATAGCATTAAACTTATTTGATGACGATAAAAGTGAGGATAAACTTTTTATTGAAGATATTCTTACATCCGATAATCTACAAAGAGTTGTTAAACGTACTAAATCTGAATATGATAGTATCGGTACTAAAAACGAATATACAATGTATGCTACAACAGATGCTTGATATGAGAGATAAGAATTTAGAGCGGAAATATAAACCCTGATATTAAAAAATGGAGATAGTTAGATATGGTTAAAATTGGAGCTACATCTATTAGTAATCTTGCTGTTGGAAATAAAAATATTGATTTGCTTAATATCGGTAATAAGATTATTTATGCTGGCTATCCTTATCCTTGTGTTGGTGAGAATGATTTAACACCCATTACTCTTCAACAATACATTGAGTTGCCTTATTTTGGAGACCCGCAAAATTTTCAAGTAGCACTATATTTTTCAAAATATATAGAAAGTTTTGAATATAGAATTGTATTTGCTGGAATAGATAGCGGTTTTAAAGTTTGTCCTCTTAATGAGCAAGTAATTCCTGATGTTTACGGTTCTGTCACGAATTACGGTAATTATGCTGTTCTATTAGGTATGTGTGCTCCTCGTTATATTGCCAACGAAACGACCGCTCCAACGGTGCTTACTGAATTTAAAATTGATGGTAAATTATACAGCTATAATTATATAAGAAAGTAATTATAAGAATTGAATTTAACTTTTTTGATTATGAGAGTAAAAGTATTTTATGAAAACTGGTTTGCGAAACTTATCCTATTTGGCAGCTACACAACAATCATGCTCTTCGGCTTCATCCTTACGAAGCTGAAAGAACTGTCCGAAACAACCATACGCCATGAACGTACACATCAGAAACAGTTCTTCGAGTGCATGGAGATAGCGACTATCCCGTCTGTATTGCTGGCGTTCCATGTCAGTGCATGCTGGTTGTTACTTGTCCCGATATTCTACTACATTCTTTATTTGGCAGAATGGTTTGTGAGCTTCGTGTACCACCTGTTTACAGACAACAAGATTGGGGACGGAGAGGTCAATAAAAACGCTTACCGTGCGAGCGCATTTGAGATGGAAGCCAAACTCAACCAAGACAACCCGAACTACTTGAAAGAACGTAAATGGGGAGCATGGTTCCACTATTACGGTAAGATATGAAAATCCCGTCCTACTCTCACGAGCAAAACGGAATGACAGTAGTTCGCTTATTTGATAAGAGACACAAAGATATGAATAATTGACAAATAACGATAAGATGAAGAATAACATTATTACCCAAAGCATACCGGGTGGTTTCTCGGTAATAGCAAGCAGTTTTATTGCACAGTCATTGGAACACATGATACCGTGGCTGATAGTAACATTTTCAGTCGTTGTATGCGATTTGATGTTCGGGATAAGGAAATGCCTGCTATTGGGTGAAGAATTTCGGTTTTCAAGTGCCGTGCGCCGTACTATGGGTAAAATGGTGACATACTTTGCCTTTGTTTGTATGGTGGTGATGATAAACATTGCTTCCGGCAATAAATGGAATATTGATGTGTATTCATGCTTGTTTGTCTGCTTCATAGAGTTCTGCTCTATCATAAGCAATATCTTGAAGCCAAAGGGATATAATTTCAACTTACTGAAAGCGTTGGGATTGTTCGGAAAGAAAGTGCTCGATGTAGAGAAAGAAGATATGAATGAAATAATAACTAAAGATAAGGAGTAACAAAATGAAAAAGAAACTGATTATCGCAGCGATTGTTATCGCTATCATCGTGGGAGTTATGCTTTACATGCACTACACCCCGTTTTGGGTGAACCTGACTACTGTTGTATCATTCGGTGTCGGTGTTGTTGCCGGATGGGTGGCTCGTTTAGTTTATGACAAATATTTTAGAAAGGAGAAATAACATGAGATACTTTACAATTGCAGAACTGGTTAAAAGCGAAACGGCTGATAAGAAAGCTATAGATAACAGATTACCGCAAGAACTGCTTCCCAATGCACAAGCGTTGGTTGACAATGTCCTCGACCCGTTAAGAGAGGCTTACGGAAAACCTATCACAGTGACAAGCGGATACCGTTGCCCTGTTCTGAATAAAGCGGTAGGCGGCTCTAAAACGAGCGACCACATGAACGGGTGTGCTGCCGATATTGTCGGCACTCCGAATACCCCGAAAGAGAACAAAAGACTGTTTAATCTTATACAAGAATTGAAGCTTCCCTTTGACCAGGTTATTGATGAGAAAAACTTCTCATGGGTACACGTCAGCCACCGAAGAGAGGGCAACAGAAACCAAGTATTGAAACTCTAAAAAGTAAACATCATGGCAGCAGAAGTTTTATCATTTCAACAAGAAGAAGGCAAAACAGCGTATTACGCAACGTTTGTCAGTGACGGTAATCCCGTTACCATACAGATAAAGAACAAGGGCGGATATGTGACCGCTTTCGCAGGAATTGATGATTTGGAGCCCGTCCCTCTTTATCCCAACGCATCCCAATATAACGGTGCGTCCAATACGATTTTCCGCATCGCAGGGATAGCGAATGGCATAAACGTCACAATCAAGAGCGCTACCGAAGTATTGGAAGCCAAAATGATTAAAGAGGGATAGCCTATGAAACCAATCACTATCCCCAACATCAGCATTCCGACAATCGGTATTCCTACTATTGGGATACTTACTATAGGGTATTCATATATCAAGGATAATAAACCGGGACCAAACCCATCCCCTGACGGAAAGTATTTATTATTGTCGGATGGCACTCCGTTATTGTTGGCTAACGAAGAGCCGATATTACTTGCAGATAACAAAAAATAAAATGATAAAAAATAAAAAGATATGGCAGAAGGATTACAAATAGGACAACTCCCTCAAAAGGAGAACTTAACAGGAAACGAGCTGATACCTTTTCAGCAAGGTAGTAGCAATGGCTCAATGAGTACCGCTACATTGAAGGAATACATCGGCACTGGTGGTGGCACTGGTGGCAGCACTGACTATATGAACTACATCACCGAGTATAATGTTTCCGTCCAGCATTCTACTTCGGGAATTGACGGGAGTAACAAGTACAGTCTGAAAGGCGCCATTGCCCAAGTTCCGCAGGAACTTAGAAATATCGGGCTGAAGGTATTGTTCATAAATTCGGACGGCAAGGTAGAAACGTGGGAGTTCCAGGGCGGAACATTTACTGATGTCGGTAGATGGCTAAACAAAACTGTGTTTGCTATGGTTGAAAATGATATAGAAATCACAGATTACAATTTATTGTTTGACATTTACGAAAATAAAGTTTGGCAAAATGGTGTAATTGTACATGATAATATACTACAAAGAAATTGTACATCTATTGTTCCTCTTGATAGAAATAATAATATTTATACAAATACAAATGGAAATGCTGACGTTGTTTTCTTTGATAAAAATGGTAAATATATTTCTACCCTTAATTTTTATAATAAAAATCCGGTTCTTAAAGAAAATTTTCCTGAAAACGCCGAATTAGTTGCATTTACATATTATAGAGACAGTGTAATTACTGATAAATTCTTTGCTTCTGCTAAGAATAATTATAATTTGATACTATGTCAGTCCACTATTCTTAAAAAGAAAGGAACTCGACCTGTTGTCAATATCAATCTTAGTGATAGTGAGGAAGAGATTTTTCTTAAATTAGCTTCCGCTTATATTACTCAGGATTGCGATGTCTATTTTGAAACCGGTGAATATACTTTTATAAAGATATTTGAGTTGATGAATACTAAATATAAATTTGCAACCGCTATTGAATTACCTATTGGCGGTAATTGTAGATATTTCTTCAATCATTCTACTCTTATTTCTAAATGTGATAGTGCTTCTGAAATAGTATATAATAACCAATCTTTATTCGGGACTCAAAGAATTGGTTTCAATTCTAACTATGAGTTACATGATGGACATCTTATTCAATATGATAATATTTATGCTATTCACGATGAAGGTTCAGGTGCAGATTCTTATTATAAACACGTGTATGACAATTTGATTGTAGAATATATTCAAAGCGAGCATACACAATATCTTTCCAAGCCTTTAGGCTGTGGCAGTAATTTACACATGGATATTATTATAAAGAATTGTATTTTTAAAAATGGCAAAGAAAATGTATCCGATGTCAGTTGGCATTTTGTTGATAATGCAAATTGTAAATTTACAATAACGGGTAACCGTTTTAACTATAGATTCTCTTTCGATTCTGATGTTACGAAATGCAATGTTCTATTCACGAATAACAGCCATAAGGAAGATAATGTATTCGCTAATGCGATTGTTGTGCAATTCAATAATGTAAAAGAATGAGATACAACATCATTGGATTTATAGCCTATCCACAAGTTGCAGTCCCATTCAATCCGTTTCTGACGAAGAGTAAAAATGATTGAGGAATATCCTGAACAGTATTCATCCCGGACTGTGAAGTGCCGGGATGAAATTAATATCATAAATATATACTAATTGTTATGAGAAATAACATCTTAGGTGCGGTGGTCTATCTATCCACCGCCATAGTATTCGGTAGCAGTACTGCACTGCTGATGCTCTTCATCAAGGAGAACAGCGACCGTTGCCACTACTATAACGGCAAGTGGAGCAAAATAGACTTGCTGTGTGGAGTTGCTGCAATATGTGCAGGCATGGTTGTTAATCATTATCTGTTGAAGTTATGAAGAAGTTAGTGTATATAGTATTTCTTGCGTTGACGGTGTATTCCTGTAGGACGAGGACTGTTTATATGCCGGTTGAGACAAAGGTTCTTGACAGTGTGGTTTTCCATGATACTACATTTCAAGAGAAGCTGATACCGTACAAGGACAGCGTATCTGTTGCCGATACAACGTCATTCCTTCGCAATCCGTATGCCTACAGCTATGCTTCATTTAGCAACGGGATATTGAACCATTCATTGGGTATTTATCCTCATGCTACGGTAACGGTCAAAATGCCGTATTTTATCGAAAAGATAAGAAGGATTGAAGTGCCCAAACCTTATCCGGTAGAGAGGGAACTGTCATGGTGGGAAAAATTTAAAATCAATTACGGTGGTGTCAGCATTTCGATAAATCTGACATGTGTTTTGTTCGTAATTGTTTGGCTCACCATAAAGATAAGAAAGAAATTAACGATGTAGAAGTTGGCTTGTAGCTGACGCTCTTTCGGGGCTTAGAGTATAAAGAAAGCCCCCAACGAAATCACGTTGATATTGCCACATAAAAACATGATAAAGCATAAGACCCTTTCCGTTGGAGGCTTTAATATCTTCAACACGGTATCTTATGCTTTGTTCGTATATAATCAAATATTTTATGTGGCAGGGCAAAGATAAATATAAAATTCAGAAAAACTATGTGTAAGTCAGAAATCTTTGCCGAAACAATCAATCTAGTGGCGCAGGAGACCGAAATACCCGCCAGCCGAATACTATCTTCGGATAAGGATACGGAAACCGTAGACGCCCGCTATTTGCTTGTACAGTTACTTGTCGAAAGGGGAATGTATCCTTCACAGATAGCTCCTAAAATCCACAAGACCAAACGTGCGATAAACTACATGATTTCCAATTTTCAAGAACGTATGGAAGGCGGGAAAATGTTGAGAATATATTGGGAAAACATTAGGAAAGCGTTGGGAAACAACTGATTTCATGGCAGATTGCGTATTTATACTTTTGTGATGCGGTTGATTTTGACCGTAATACAAAATATAAATCTCTATGGAAAGAACGTATGTCTTCAACCAAGACGGGAACAACGGAAATGGTGGCGGAAGCAAATTCGACATCATGGCTATGTTGCCCAACTTGATGGGAAGCAAGGGTGTAGACCCCGGACTTCTCGCTTTACTGAACCAGGGACGTGGCAGCCAAGACCAATGGGGCGGCTCGTGGTGGTTCATCTGGATTATCCTTTTGTGGTTCTGTTGGGGCGGCAACGGCTTTGGCAACCGCTTTGGCAATGGTGGAGGTCTGCCTGCCGAGCTTAACGGTGATGTCGGTCGTGAATACCTGATGTCAGCCATTCAGGGCAATGGCAATGCCATCAACCAGCTTGCTTCTTCTTTGAACTGCTCTACCCAACAGTTACAGAGCGCCCTGTGCAACATCCAGGGACTTATCGCCAATGTGGGCAATCAGGTGGGCATGTCAAGCCAGCAAATCATCAACGCATTCCAGTCCGGAAATCAGGCTGTTCTTACTCAGATTGCAGATTGTTGCTGCAAGACTCAGAACGCCATTACCACAATGGGCTATGAGAACCAGCTTGCGATGTGCAATCAGACTAACGCGCTTGTCAACACAGCCAATCAGAATGCCCTTTCATTGCGTGACGGTGCGACTGCCAATACCAATGCTATCCTTGCGAAGTTGGACGCCATGCAGAACCAGGCATTGCAGGACAAGATTGCGGCTCTTACAGCAGAAAAAGCCACTTTGACTGCTGAAATCTCCCAACGTAACCAGAATGCTACTATCCTGAGTTCAGTAGGACAACAGATTGCTCCTTTGGCAGCAGGCTTGCAGGCATTGCGGTCCGATGTCGATGGAATAAAATGCAAGATGCCTAACACCGTTCCGGTTGTTTACCCTAATATTCAAGCCATCAACACAGACTGTTTCCGTGCTGCGGCTTTCGGTGCTTACGCCGGTGATGCAATGTATGGACGTGGCGGTTGTGGTTGTAACAACTACTGGGGTTAATTCCGGTAAGAAAGGGGGTAATTATGTGGCCTAACTTTTTTACAGGATTTCCTTTTTTGTTCCCTACTATTGGAAGGGCTAATTTCAATACCCTTCCTACGGTAGCCGTAACGGTCGGCACGGAGAACGTAACTTTGGAACTTCCTAACCATGCGTTTCGTAACAGAAGCTATGTAGGCGGTTTCTATGTCAGTCTCCGCCAGGCAATACCAGCCGGCACGACTGCTACACTCCCGATACTGATAGGGACTAACGGGGATACAAGACCGTTACTGGCTTACAACAATGAGCCGGTGACTGTCGGCAACCTTGCCGGAACGGGTATCTACGAAATTCACTATAACAAGTACACCAACGAACTGTTCCTTGTTAACGGTGGGTATCGTCCGACAACCGCATCGACACCGACTCCGACAGCAGAAGCAACCGCTCAAAAGAGCAAGTAGTTAACATGGGGCTTTGTGGTTATTTCCAAAATGGGAATAGCCACACCCCTTTAAAATCAAACCAATATGTTTCAATCACTTCGTACCAATAACCAGTTGTATATACTTCATAAGGATGCTAATCCGTTTATCGAATACGGTCCGGTAGTCAGCGTTTCCGCTCCCAAGCCGAAATATCCTATGGCATCCCCTATGGGACAGTTACCCCAAATGGAAATGGTTGTGGATGTCGTTGTCTGTATCAACGGGCAGAACACGACTTTCCAAAATCTACCTGCCGGCATGGATATAGCCGACTTCGGACAGAACGGCAATATCGTAGTGTCATGCTCTCGTGATGCGATGAACAACGAGGTCGCTTCTATGAAGCAGAAAAGCATAGACATTATCAATAGCATGGACTTCCACAATTCCGTCATTGCGGGATGTGACAAGATGCTGACGCTCTTGAACCCCGAATTTGCAGAGAAACAACGTCAGGAACAGGAAATATCCTCTCTGAAAGGGCAAATGGCGGAAATGAGCAAGAACATGTCCGACCTTATGGATTTGAACAAACGGCTTATGGAACAGCTCGGAGTTTCTGAAACATCTAAAACAAAGAAATAATATGGGAATGTGGGAAATATTGGAAGAAGGACGCGGAGAATATGACCGTGACTTCGGTATGAGAGGCGGTAATCCTATGGAAGAAGCCTATAGAGAGGGTTGCCGTTATGGTTACGAAAAAGCCATGCGTGAGATGCAGGGCGGTGAAATGGGCTATCGTAACAGCGGTGGTTCACGCGGTGGAAACTATAGCGGCGGCTCAGATATGGGCGAACGCCGTATGCCGGGTTACTTCCCGGAATATCCGGTTTACAGCGAACGCCGCGGTTCACAGCCTTACGGTGATGATATGGGCGAACGCAGACGCAGACGCGCCAACGGAGAGTTCATGTAATGGAGAGGGGATTATTCCCCTCTTTTGCCAATCACTTAAAATCAGGAAAATATGAAACAAAGATTAGATACATACGACAGAATACCGCCTGCAATGGCTGACTATCTCAGCCAGTACGGATGGCATTTCAGCAAGAAGATGTGCCTATGGGCTGTTTCCCGCATGAAGATGGAAAACAAATCTACGGGCAAGGAGGAAAAACTTGAACCAATCAGCAAAGAACAGGTAGAGGAACTTCTTAAAAAGTACAGTATAAACCTGGAGAAGGATGCAGGGTACGACAGCGTTACGTGGCAAACATGGCGAAGTCGGATTACTACAAAAGTTCTATCACTGACGAAGCCCATCTCGCATTGTTCATTAAGGATTACATAGATGATGTGGACGCTTACAATGGAATGCCTTTCACGCGGTTCTATGCCGACTGCATAGGCTCCGGCAATCCTATCATGTGGGAACAGATGATGTAGCCTATGATAATACAGGAATTTTACATACCGGATTATGATTGGGAAGTGCGTGTATATTATGCGGTGGACTGCTATTATACCGACCGTATCATCGCCGACCTTCAGCGGGTAGGATGCAGGGGGATGGATTTGGCGAATGCCTATAAGAACATGCGCTCCTGCAATCTGAATACGGGTATCACTTACTCCAATATCCGAAACAGGCAGACCGTAATGGTTATAGCCCTTACTTCTTCCCCGGCAGAGTTTCAAAACTCTTTCGACCATGAAAAGGGACATCTATGCCGGCATATCTCACGGGCGTTCGGCATCGACCCATACGGGGAAGAGGCGCAGTACCTTAGCGGATATGTGGGACAGAAGATGTTCCCGGTAGCGAAGAAATTTTTGTGTGAACATTGCAGACGTAGCTTATGTGGAAAATAGTACAAGCCATTTTATCAGGCAAATCACGGGAAGAAGTATATAACATGCTTTCTCCCGAACAGAAAGAGACACTGAACAGCCTTGCCATAGCAAATGGTATAAACCGCCAACAACGTAGAAAACTTGAACGTGATGCGAAAAAGGGATTACATAGATGAACTGCTTGAATTGGCGGACAATGTCCTTTACATGGACTATTGCCGCCTTTTCCGGGTTATCCAATGGAACGTTTAGAACGCTTTGAACGGGTTCTCCATTGGGTTATACCGCTTGCCGTTTTGGTGAGGGTATTAGCTTGGTGTCTCTAATTCTTTTGCTTTAACCGTATGATTTCTGCCCCACATTACTGCGTTATACAGCGAAGTGGCATACATCTTAACCTCTTCCTTGCTCTCAAGGAAATCAACCTTAGAGGCTGCTATCATAGCCTCTGTATAAATCTCTTTGTTTAAAATATTATTCTCTTTCATGTTATCTGCATTTAACTTTTGTAAGTCCATACTTAGCCAACCTTAGATATATCGTCCTTACACTTGTCTCTGATTATTCTGTCTGCTTTTCTCATTGGTTCAATATTTTAATAGCTCGCTCAACATCATCTTCCGACAATCCCAATAGAGTATCAGTCTTTACAAAGTGTTCAGCTTGTTCAAGAAGCATATCGCTATCATCATCCAGTATCACGTAATTAAAATCAGATCCAATCTCTTTATAGTTCCAATTTTTTCCATTTTCAGAGTGGATATGAGTGTCAATCCATTGTTTTATCTCAACTCCACGAGGAATGCTAAGATGAATACCTTGCATAATGTAGGCATACGCTCTTATAGTTACTCCTACAATTCTATCAGCGTATGGAAATGGAAACGGGACTGAATGTCTTATGGTTGTTAATTCCCTTTTTGTATCTTCTACCGTGTTTCTTCTCCAAGACGAAGAAATGACAATATTGGCATCTGTAGCATCTATAATCTTACCAAGTAAATCACACGCATCCTTATCAAGTGTATAATGTGACTTTTCCGTGGAAATTACTCCGTCTATATCAAGAAATATAATTTTCATGTTCAATGTATTATACTAAATTTATGATACCATTTATCTGCATAACTGAACCATCCTATAATGAATGATTTACCGAAGAGGGTTACTTTGTATAGTTTGCTCATATGCCTATTTCTTTTGCGTAGCGTTTCAATTCTCCAATGGAAAACAATCTCTCTTTCTCGTAAATCCCGGCTGCACTATGTTCAAGACTACATCCATTGGAATAATGCCACCCTTCGAGGAATATTACAGCATCACATTGGAGCAGGGCAGTAATATCCCTGCCTATATGCTCTTCGTAACTCGCGTCCGGATTTGAAGATACCTCTAAGGGAGATACAGCTTCAAAACCAAGTTGTTCTATCAACTCGGAAGCAGATTTGCATCTTTTCTCAACATCTTTTATGTCATACCCAGTGATAGGCAGACTGATATATACTTTCTTTTTACTCATAACATTATTTACTCTTCAATTTATCAAGAAACTCACTATCTCTCGAATAATCCGCACCGATAGCCTTTTTACTTTCAACAATCTGTTCCAAAAGGGCTATAGCTTCCTTTTTCACTTCTTCTACTTCATTATAACCGCAGGCTTTATCAACCAACCGCTCCATAGTCGATTTAGGCTTGGAAAGAGCCTCATTCAACTTTTCCAATCGCCAGTAGCAGTAATCAATTGTGGCGATTTGCTCTAATTTACTCATGGTTGTTTTATTTCAATAACTCAATGTTATCGTGTATGTTGCCAATAACAAGACAATCTTTATTACTAAATGCTTCTCCAAAGAAGTGGAGATATAGCCAATCTTTTTTATCAAGCGCAAATCCGGCATAATGATTACTGTACATAACCTTGCATATATCTCCGTTGCATTCAACAATATCACCTTCGTATATTTCTTCACCGTTCTTATCACATAAGCCGGTGAACTGACCAACAGTTTCAGCCCATACGTCATCGCACCGGCAGTCTTCCGGAGAATATATCTTTGCCTTGTCTGTGAGGATAAGTCCGTTTTCGTCCCTTCCGGCAGTATAGAAAAAAGAGAGAAATCCATATATCCATTTCCCCGTATCAGTGCTTTTTCCTCTGAATTTTATTTCACGTTTCATAATCAATATCTTTTCTCGTTTTTAATCAATCAGTTCAAATTCATAAACGAATACATAAGGATTGGATTCCCATGTACCTTTGCCGGAGACTTTATCTATCAGTTCTGCGAATGCGTCACGAGGATCATTGTAGTCGGGTATATCTGCGTAATGGAATGAATAAAAAGGAATATCCTTTTGTCCAGCATCCCATTTAAAAATTCCTTCCTTAAAGCAATCTTCATCGGAAATGTCTTGCAACCGTTCTATCTTGATGTCGGTAATGCGGATATGATGGGGCATGAGGTCAGCCTTTGTAAACATAGTATTACTCCATCCTGCTCCCATTTCTTCCATTGTAAGATATTCTTCACCTATTTTATATAGACATAATGTTTCTTGGGCTTCGTTCCTTTTTTCTACTACATCTTTGTATCTCTGTGCAACGGCAACGACTTCACCTACTTTGTATTTTGGCAATATCTCGCCCATATCAAACTCTCTTTCATCTGCATCATACATATAAGGCCAACCAACAATCTTTTTATCAGAATGGCGTCTGTGTATATTGAATCCGGCAACCCATTCTCCTTTAAAAGTTCTTGGACATTTGATTATTCTTCTCGTCATAGTCTTCCGACCATCCAATACAGCCTGGGTTAGACTGTATTTATCATTGAACATTATCTTCTTCATTGTATCTTTTTTTTAACTCTTTCAAAACAATCTCCATACCTTCATCCAGTCCTTTCTTGTAGCCTGATATATGCTCACCTATGTTGTAAACCAAGCATCCTGCAACGATAAGAATAACTCCTACAGTCCTATGCCAATAGAGAAAGGATACACTGAACGGTGAGAATGTCAGTCGGAAATGACCGATGAATAATGCTGATATGATGAATATCGCAAGAAAAAATATTAGGTTTGCTTTCATAATCAATCCTCCACTTTTTCAAAGTGCACATCTTGTTTATCTTGTCTCTTATAAGAAATGCAACGACAATCACTGCATTCCGGTTTACCATTAAAGACGCATCTATCACATTCGTATATAAAATCGCTATCTTTTTTCACGATAATTTTTTCTCCATTATATTCAAATACCTCTCCGATTTTTCTTTCTTGTTCCATAATCAAATCTCCTCTACTTTAAAAGATAATTTCTCAAGTTTCTCAATCTGCTTACGAAGAGAAGCGATTTTCCTAATCCTCATTTCTTCCGCCTTTTTCAACGCTTCGGATTTATCGGTGAATGCGTTTTCCCCTATACAGAAGTAAGAACATAAACCATCCATTACATATTCTCCATCTTCAAATCTACTTATAATAATATCTGCTTCTATCTCTTTAATACCTTCTGTTAAGGCATACTTTGTTATAAATACTTTTGCCATAGTTATAATCATTTATAAGGTTAAAGTGAATTAAGAGAGGCAGCGGACACGGGGCGAACCCAATATTTAAAGTCTTGATAAGTGCTGTAATAATAACCTCTGAGCCAATGAAGAGAAAAATTACGTTCATCTTCTTTTCTCGTAGAGCACCAATACCAGTCATCTTTCATTGGTTGTTTTCCGCAGATAGCTAAGGCTGCATTCAGCATAACCTTATGTTCGTACCCTAAGATACTCTCTTGTAGTGTAGGAATGTGCCAACTTAATCCACATAAATCCAATGCTATGACTTTCTCAGCAATTTCGCTTCCGGATGCAGCCAATGCTTTGGTATTGCCTATTCCATCAGTATCCTTCATACCTTCTTCTGCGGTTGGATATATCTTCCCTGTTTGCTCTTTCTTCCAATCAAGAAGAATATGGGTATCATTATCCATATCTTCCGGATAGAAGAATAAAGCATTGCCATCATGGACGATAGCTACACATTGTGCCTGTTCGTTTTCCTCATGCAGTCCCCAAAATTTAGGTTCTACAAAACTCTTGTTGGCGGTAAAGATGAATACACCATTACCTACATTTTCTTTTGTGTAAATTCCTTTGCTCATAATGGTTATATAAGTTTTAAAGTTTCTTGTATTCCGGCTTCCAGTGCTTCCTCGTAGGTATTCCACTGTCCACCATCATTAGGACCCTTTAATACCCCATCAGTTATATGAGTTCCATTATCAGCCTTGCATATATCATAGTCATATCCACATGCGTATTTAAAGATGGAAATGTGCAGGTTCTTGGTTTCACGCAGCCACTTTTGTGTAACGGATTGAGTAGGATGGGAACATACTTTTATTGGTAACTCGCTATTTGTTCTATTGGTACCATATTGTCTACTATCTTCAATATTAATAGCAATCATACATGGCTCATTAAAGCCTTTCTCTCTCAGCATCTTTGCTGTTTCTAATGTTACAAGTTCTTCGGTCATGGCTATTTACCTTCTATTATTATACACCCCAATAACACCCCTAAATATTTTATCCCAAGTTCGGAAACATAGTACACGATTTGTTTTTCAATCTCAAACTCTCGCTTTTCTGCATATCCGATAGATACCAATTCCTCCCAGTCCTTATCGGAGTTATTTACTACAAATCTATTACGATAAGCCTCATATCTATTTCTTTTTATTTTCTCACGGCTAAATCCGATAGCATGTTCCATTTTTTCTATTTGCCGGAGTGATAGTTTTATATCATTCATAATCTTTTATTTTAGGTATTTCTACACCATACATATCGGCTAACTTCTGGAATTGTTTTTTCACAAACGGAGCTTCTTCCAAAGCCTCTAATACTTCTGTTTTTAAATAGGTTCCCTCAACAAAAAACACAGTCTTACTGCCATAACGATTATCATCCGGACTTGCAGAGAAAGAAAGACACCCATACCCCTTGTACGTGAAAAAATTAAAGCCGGAAAAACCGAATAATTGAAAGTCTTCATCTATTTTGCTAAGGTCTTCTTTCTCTTGAGGAGAAAATCTTCCAGAAATAGCTTTAAAATGATGTCCGAGACAACCATCTGTCCCAAAATATGCTATTCTACACATAATTGTTCTTTCTTATCTTTAAAGTGTTCAATCAGTTCGTTTACGGTAGCCTTACGCCAATGAGGAAGTATGTTGTCAAAATCATCCGGACATGTATTTAAATCAAAGTCTCCAACTTTCCACTCTTTACCATCAGATTCTTTATAATCACTCGTACAGACAAACCATTGCATATAATTTGTATCATCCCTTAATGCAGCGATAGCCAAGAAAAGTTCCTCGTTGGTTCCGCAATCAATTCTTCCTTTCTTGGTGACAGTATCTACATCATATACCACTCCATATAAATTACCATAAGACGTTATGATAGCCTTTCCCTCTTCGATACTTTTATGACTTCCCTTGCCGTCATAATTATGTGCGTCTAAAGTTGTATCACCAGAATTAAGGATTTCATATCCCAACTCTTCCAGTTTCTTTCTAAGTTCCTGTGTGTTTTTGCGTATGAAGCACGGTGTTGTAAATCCCATAGTTATTCCTCCTTATCTATCTTAATATCTGTCACTTTGCCACGCTCAACAAATGCTTCGCAACCAATAACGGCACAAACAGCATTAAACTCATAACACACAGATAGCAGTGAACATCTTTTACAGTTAATTTTATATTGTACCGCTTCATGCAGCACTCCGTCTATTATTATTCCGTTCTTTATTTCCATCTGTTTCTTCTTTTTTTCTCAATTCTATCACAATCAATCCAAATAATCATAAGTATAGGAATGACTATTAATAATGACAAGCAAAGTATTACTACTTCAAGAAAATCGGTTACTTCCATATCATCAATCATTAGAAGTTACACCCAAACATAACACCTTGCTAGAAACGCCTATATCGTCAAATTCCAAAGTAAGATATTTCGTATCATAAGGATAAGGGTATCTGCAATGTTTCAATTCTTCCTCCGTTAATTTGCGTCTGATTCTCATCTCAATTTCGTAATCATCGGAAAGGTTCTCAATGATTTTCCTAAGTTGTCCTACATTCTTTATTTCCATGGTTATAACGTTAAGATTATATTGGTTTTTATATGCTCTATGGGGGAAGCTGCTAACGCAGATTTTTCCTCTTCTCTGCATATATAAAACATGTTGCTGACTTTTAAACCCGTTTCGGCTTCAAGTTTTTCCAAAATATGAGCTATCTCCATTTCGGCTTTCGCTTTCTTGTTTTTTGCTTCTTCTATATCCATGGTTATTTCCCTTTCAATTTCTTTATTAGTGCATCGGCTGCTCTCAAGGAACCTATTGCAATATCATCATAAGTTTCACTGTCATCGTTTATTCCTAAAGCAATACAATACCCTTGCATAGCAGCTTTCGCCAATTCATAACGCCTTTGCTCCCAATCAATAGTTTCAAAATTATCAAAGAAGTCGAGTTCTGACACTTTGAAATACCTACCATTCACTAAGGCAGTCCCAACGTCGAATAAGCCTTCAACCTCTACAATCTCTCCAGTCTCTTTTATTCTCGCTTTCATTATTTACCCTCCTTTTCAACATATCCGTTTTCAATACACCAGCACAACATATCGTAAGCCGCATCAATAATATTTTCAGACTTTTTCGAGATAAGTTCTGTAGCATCAGATTTATAGTAATATATATCCCAATATCCACAAGACGGTTCAATGCAAATCTTATAAAAATCGGAACTTATAATTATAAGTGTCGGCAGCTTGTCGAGAATGTCCTGCAAAGTGTAAGTGGGAATTATTTCCCAAAATGCACTATCTCGTTTTTGATTAATTACATCTTCATATATTTCAAGTTCCCATTTTGCATTTTTATAAGAAAGAGCGTAACACCAACACATGCTTCCATCGCTTGTATCCAACCCAAGCTCCTGCAAATGTTTCATCTGTTCGACTGATAATACTTGTTTTGATTTCATAGTTTAGTCCTCCGTTTCTGTTTCAAAAGTGTTGTATTCAATATCAGCATTACTAACGCATTTGGGCATGTTCTTATCCCGTTCTTCCTTACTCAAATAAAGAAATATATCTTCGTCTGGATTGGAAGAATAACTATTTCCGTTCCAGACTGTTCTAATTATTCCATATATCTTCATATTCAATCTCCTTTCTCCTTTAACGCATAAGAAACAACACAGCAGCTACAGCCCAACCGGACAAAGCCATCATGTAAAATATGAATTTTGTATAACCAATCCATTTAGCTTCTCGATTGAATTTATTTATTGCTCCTTTTAAGTCTCCGAACCGTTCTTCAATGTTCCACATCACATCTTCTTTGACAATTTTCCTGAATCTCTCCCGTACATTCTCTGGAATGTAGAATCTGTCATCTTTATAGAAGAAATATGTAGAACAATCAATACGACAGTAGTCATTATAGTCCTTTTTAGTATCTATATTGATTGTTATTTCTGCCACGCCTTTTTCTTTCCATAGGTCAATGGCGCGTTTTTCAATTTCTTTCTCATTGAGCTTGGCAAGGTCCGCAAGCTTGCTATACTCATATTCGTCTAACTGTACAATCTTTCTCATATTTAATCTCCTTTCTCTTTAATCCGTTCCAGTACATCCTTGTTGGCTTCGAGTATCTCATCGAAAGAGGGGATGGGCATCCAGGCCACAGGCTCCCATAATGGAGGTATACTGCTCATTGAAGTGTAAATAGGACTGTCTTTGTATATATCATTGATATAACCGTCCATACAGAACCATACTCCATTACAGTATGTGCCATTAAATATTGCGCCATGCTTGCACATGATAATGATATTCTCATTTTCTTCTGGCAACCGTTCCTCAACGCTTATCCACGGAGATTGCTTTGCCTGCCAGTCTGCACCTTTCTTAAAAGCCCGTAATGCAACCGATTTTGCCAATGCCTTGATAGCTATACTGTCTCTTTCATCATAGGCAAGCTCTGCATCTTTATTATATATACTTTCACTCCAATGAGTGCGGGCTGCTTCTTCTGCTGTCTGTTTCATATCTTATCCTTATTGAATGTTCTGATTTATGTAGTTCACAATCTTTTCCAACTTGCTTGAAGCAAAATTGGTTTCATGATTTAATCCTCCATATTAGGTAGTAAATCTTCGATGTAAGCAAATCTATCTACCTCCCCCCAAAGACTTTCGATTGTCAGGTCAGTGAGGTTATCATATACCTTGGATTTGCCGTTTTTGAATATAACCAAAGCTGTTTTTTGTGCTTTATACGTTCGATTGTTACTATGCCATACGCTGTTGATTCGCCAGTTCGCACCGGCAATAAATCCTTCTTTAAATTCATCTGCACCACATTCGCAACAATCGAATGCTGTATTATGACCGTTACAATGTTCGCAATATTCACGTTCTGAACATGGATAGGTCCCATTACAATTATAATGCTTATGAATTGCTTCCCTTGCTGCTTCTTTTATTGTCTGTTTCATATCTTATTTCTTTTTCTTGATTTAATCTTGATTGGATTGTTTTTTGTTCCGGCACCGAACCGTTCTAAGCGAAAGCCGTGTATCCGAAGCCAATATTTAAAAGCTGGAATAGTTGTCTGTTTCATATTTTTCTCGATTAAATTATTACCATGACATCACGTTTTCTGGCGAATATAGAATCCGTTATATAGTACGTGATGGCTTTCTCTTCCGCATCTCTCAATAATTCATGTTTAAGAATCTTATAGTAGGAGTTGGTATGTTCTGTATAGACCATGATTTCCCTTACCCGTTTCAAATCGTCTAAAAAGGATTGAGGGTTATGTTCCTTTATTTTCTTTATATTCATTTGTTTTCCTTCCTTTTATTCCGTTCCCGATTGTCTTCCGAAACACACATCTTGCACCATGATGTCTTTGTTCAGAACCACTCTTCATTCGCTCCAACCTCTACCGAAAGCCAGTCCATGAGGAGGGTTATAAGGTTATAAATAGGTTTCATCTCACTAAACTTTTATCGCGTTGGCAATATTATCCGCATCCGACAGCTTTCTTACCAGCACATCAAACGCTGCTGTGCACCGCTCTGTGTTCATATTGACCGTTTTCCCGATTTTCAAACAGTTGGAAGCAAGGTTCATCATCCTTGCCACATTTGAAAGCTTCAGGTATTCCAACGTAAACCCGTTGAACCGTGCGTCTTTCTTCCGAAGTTCTTTAATCCTTTCGTCAAACTGGATGCAGGCGTAATCACACAATGTTCTTGCAAGTTCGAACCTTGCAATCTCTGCGGAATGGGATATGCCGTTATCGTCGAGAACCTGCTTGAACTGCCAATACAGCATATCCACGTGCTTGTTCACTTCTTCCGTATACTTGTCGTTGCAGTCGGCGAAAAACTCGCTCCGGTCTGAACCGATAACGCTGTTTACAGTACGCTCGTATTCCTTTCTTGCCTTACCGGCATCATTCAAATACCGCTTGAATGCCTGTTTGTAATAAGGCGTTCTCTTCATCGCATGCAGACACTCGATAACCTGCCCGCAACAGATGTCGTTCGTGAGCAGTATGTTGTAGGTGCACAGAACTACAAGGCTCTCATATTTGCTGATTATCTGATTTGCCGTGTCGGTAGTCATTGCCTTGCCTGTTCTGCCTTGTTCATATTCTTGTTTCTGCTCTCTGTTGCAAGCTCATCAATCATGCGCTGATACTTCCTTGCCACCAACGGGCAACGTATGCGCATTGCATTGTCACGCTGCCATTCCAATTGTTCGATTTTCTTTTCAATCTCTATGTCCATAATTATTTACCGTTTGTTTCTTATTTGGATAAACCCTCGTTTTTCGCATTCCCTCAACAGTTCCATATCTTCATCCCTTATATCGCATGGCGTCTCATGATTAACACTCATGTAATCCGATATGCCAAACTTTTTGCATATATCATAGTAAAAGCGTCTTTGCCTGCCTCTTGTCGTCCAACATATTGTAAGTCTCATACTTTATTGTCAAATTTATGCTTTCGCCAATACTTATAACTGGCATACTCTCCACGTCTATCAAACATTATACGCTCGAATGTACCAACACGCCGCAATGCTTCGTTTGCGTACAGGTCTCCACCGGCTATCTTAGCTTTCAACATCTCAATGTACTCTTCTCGGCTATACTCTTCTCCTGTAAAAACATTAATTTTTTCTTCCGGCATTGAGTGTATCACTTCATCCCGCTCCTTATCGTAAGTGGCAAACCAGCTCATAATGACAGAACCGTCTATTTTGCCATAAAATCCACCGTATGATGAGTTTTCCCTTGCCCGTTTAAAACAAAGGCAAACGTCCTCAATTCTGAAATAATAATACTTGTCAAGGATAGAGTTTACAATGGATGCTACTTGATAGTCATTCATATCCTCGCGGCTACGGCCGTAAAACAACAGAGTGCCTTCTATGAACTTTACAAGAACCGCCTTTATGCAGGTTTCGTTATCTTTCCTCCATTGTGATAATTGTATGGGAGGTGCGTTTATCGCTTGGCTTATGGAAGTTATCTCATTACTGATGTTCTTGCAGATAGCAATCAGCTGCCTGGAAGATAGAACCGCTATTTCCTTGCTTGTTAGTGTGATTTCTGTTCCCATTGTCTTTTAGTGGAAATAACCCTTGGTAATTATTACTCATGCTTTGCTCTATTATTGCAATCATCATCTGCTTGTCACCTCCCGAAAGAGTTAATAGCTTCCGGTAACATGACTCTGCTCCTGTCTGCTTGTATGGCTGCCCCCTCTCTTTTTTGTAGTTGAGCCAGTATATGAATATATCCTTGTATTCTTCCTCTACGAAATAGAGGTCAAGTACCTCTTTCTTCCTTATTGAGTTTCTCCCGTCTATCCATGCTTTCGCTATTTCATTTCGGATTTCGGAAGGATATTTCAACGCATACTCTTCTGATTGCTGCTTTATTGTTTTCATATTAAAAAGTGAAATCCGGTATTTTATCTTCAAAATTATCGCACTCTTCAACCTCATTAGGCATAGGCTTTTGGGATATGCTAAATATCAGCTCTCTTTTCTTTTTACTGAATGTTCTGACTTTTGGATGATACATTACCTTGTTGTCTATATCGCATATAAATCTGCGGCGAGGTCTTACACTTGGAGCGAACTCATCATAATCACATTCATCAGGTTTATCGTTATATTCTATATCCTCTACTGTGAGATGCTTGCATCCTATACAATAAGACCTATTAACGGGGTTTCTCTTACATTTATCCTCATGTAACGTCATAGCTCCTTTATTGAGTGATATTTTATTGCAGTGTTCGCAATGGTACACTGTTCTTACGTCTGTTTTCATTTTTAGTATAATTGATTAATGTTAGCATGATATATTAGCCTCACGAACTAAGTTTGACGCAATATTGAATACTTTGTCAAGGAAATGGTTTCTTTCTGCAATTTCAAGCTTTGATTCGTCACGCCTTACTTTCTTATAGTTGTTTATTGATATGTGATATAGGTAATACAATTGGTTATATATCTTGTGATACACATCCCGAGTAGAAGTATTTGTCGCCTCTGCGTATATATTTACCAATTGTCGGATATTGTCTCGTATCGACAATTGAGGTATTACTTCCGGTGATAACGATAAAGATAAAAGCAGCTTCCCATTTTCTTCCCGCTCTTTCTTCATTGCCGCAATTTCATTCTCTACATTTGAAAGTCTGCGTTCTTGCTCAACCATTAACTTTGCTTGCTCAAGAAGAAATTCTGCACCAGAAAGTTTTTTGTTTTGTTGTTCTTTCAATGCTTTCTCCATTGCGTTGAAAGCCGCGATATATTCTAATTTGAATTTAAGAGCCTTCTTGCCATTAAAACCCATTGTCAAAAGGGTAAACCCATCCCGATTCATTATAAATATCGGATATTCTTGCTTGTTTTGCTCATTAATATAAGTGCTCTCTACAAACATGGGGGTATCACCAATTTCGGACATACCCTCTATAAGAGTTCTTATATCACGCAAAACATGTTGATGTTCTTTCCCAAACTTTTCAGCTATCAATAAGCTGTTGGTTAATACTTGGTCGTTCTGGCCTTTAAAAACTAATTCATTCATAAATATTATTGTTTATTTTTAGATTTTGCTCAATAGAAAAGTTTCTCTCCCTTTTTTCGGAAAGTGAGGTAGCCCGATAAAAGACTACCAAACACGATAAGTATTTCAATCATGGTTGTTACTTCTTGACTATCCCCGTTCTTCTGTATTCCGCCCACTTATCGTACTGCTTCGTCTTTACGAGGAAAGAGAAGCACGAGCATTTTAATTCAATCTCCCTGCGTTCGCTCCATCTTGTCCATTCGAGAAGTTTTTTCGTAAACTCCAGTTCCTTTTCGAGCTTTGCGATTTTCCGCTTGTCGGCTGCGCTTGATTTTACAACCTTTGGCGCAATCTCGTTCACCTTGTGAAAGACTTCACGGTACACGTCAAATACGGGGCGAACTTTGCGGGCAATGAAGTATTCTAAGCAGGAGACGGAGAGGTGGTATTCTATTGTTGGTCTGCCGCCTTTTGGGTTTTCCGCTTTTTGGCGCAAAACTTGATAATCAACGTCTTGGATGAAGTTTTTAGTTAATTCTTTAGTCGCATTATCTTTTCTTGAATAGGCAAGCATCCAGCAACTATCAAGGTTAACAGGGTAGGGAACATTCAGTTTTGAAAGTTCTAAAATAGCTTTGAAATAGCGTTTGATTTCTTCGGTTGAAGAAGATGATGAAAGGGTGCACGTGTCGTGTGCAGACGTGAGTCCACAATTTACTATACTTCGATTGCTGCTCAATTTCATTGGACTTGGCATGTTATGAAATTTGAGTTATTAAAATAAGAAAGGCTATCGCCTCACGAACCGCCAAGTCCAAGTTATTACATAATCGTAGTAACCCATGTGAGTGATAGCCTCTATATCTTTGCAATATAAACGCAATGCGCAGCCACAAAAAAAATAGCTACTACAAATTATGTCTAATACATGAACTTGGCGTGTTCGCCGCAAAGATACACACTCAAATCAAAATGCCAAAGGAAAACTATATTTTTTTAATCCAAAGTCTTGATAGTAATCTCAACACGAGGATTGTCCTTATCAACGAATTTGCGTGCATGGATAAGGCAGCAGTTGTTATCGTTCTTGATACACTTTACAATTCAACTTCTTCAATTACAAATTCAACTCTTGGGTTTATTTTGTCTATCAACTTCCGTGCATGAATTTCTACGCATTGCCTATCATTTATAATAGCCTTGCATGATTGCAAACAGTCAAGCAATATTTTAAAACTCCCATCAAGGTCTTTTCGGTTATTTCCAAAATAGACATCAACATCTATTTTGAAAAAGCCGCCTATTTTCTTATCCCGAAGCGAGCATTGCTTGTAAAAGTTCTGTTCGTACTCTTTCAATACTTTTTGTTTTGCAAGTGTACCATGACCGCATAAAGAAACGATTTTGTATGAATTAGATTTGCTTGGTATAGAGCCGTAAATAATTTGTTTTTGATATAACATTTTTATATTCAGTTTCGTCTATTAGATATAATTTTATATTTGGATAGCGTTCCTTAAACATAGATAACCGCTTCATTCCTATTTCTGATTTCCATCCTTTTACTTCAATATAAAACACGCAATTAGGTGTTGTAACTTTGAAATCTGGGCAATAACTCCTAATTCCTTTCTTTATATCATTGAAAATAAACCTATCAGGCTCATATTCCCATGATATAATATCCCCATTTGTTTTCAATTTTTGAAGTCTAATAGCAACCTCATATTCCCAACTTGACTTAAAAACATATTTAGTCCAATCAATAACCGTAGAAACCTCTTTGCGATTAGACTTGCTCTTAATCACTCCATTTGTTCTATACTTAAACATCCTGTCAGAAACATTTTGTCTGAATGATTCTGAATTAAACTTGCTATTAGGGTCGAGCCATGTTCTTTTAGATGATTCTGATATTTTATTTCTTGCATTCTTGTCGTGTTTATGGCCCAAATAACCTCTCGGATGTTCATGTGATAAATAATAAGTTTTGCGCATTTTAGATATTCTTTCCCTTTCTTCTTTACTCAACTTAGGAATATTTTCCCTGTCTGTTAATCCCAAATATTTTGCTTGCCTGCAAATAAACTGTTTTGTTCTTCCCATAATTGAGGCTAATTCGTCAAGTTTTCTTTCTTGACGATATTTAGGGTATAATTCACAAAGGATTAGCCTATCATTGTCTGTAAAATAGTTCATTTTATGTACTACACCCAACTTCGTTAAAATCTTGTGAACATATTGACCTCGAATTCCTAATTCTTCTCCAACTTTCCAAACATTTGATAGTCGTTTATAAGATTCAACTATTTTCATTTGTAGTTCTGAACTTATTTTGGGGTTATCATATATAATAGTATCGTTCCCTTTTATAGTAGCTTTATATTCCATATTAGATATATCTAACTTTAAGTTCCACATCCACCGGTTTATCTTTCATCATGGAGAAAGCATCAAGTATCCTCTCCTTAGTCAATTGGATAGGTCGGGTCATTATTTCACTCTCTATGTTTTCCAACGGTATCTTCTTTCCGTCATAAGTAATAAGAACCGCAGAAGTTATTACGTAAGGACTCATGTCTTGTATTGTTTCTTTATCTGCCTTGCAATCTTCTTGTTCAGCTTACTTAGACGCTCTGCCTGCTTGCTGTCACCTCCAAAATTATGAATGTCTGACTTTCGGTCTGCGATAAGCTTCTGAATGATTGCACCTTCGGATTTGGTTATTGTAAGTTTCATAATGGATTGTATTAGTGGGGAAGTTCCGAATCGAACAGAACACGTTATTTTGCTGGATGGTAAAGGATAATAAACTAATGAATAACTAATACTAATTTTAAAACAAAATAATTGGCAATCAAAAAGAATAACCGCCCAATACGTTCAACGCTACCATATTCCCCATTTTCTTGTCAGTCCCCGTATACAGTGCCATTGGCGTAATCCTGGTTGGGCTTGGCGAGATTGTATGGATAAAATTATTTTCCAAAAACACCTTCACAGGCTATCGCTCCCGGATAGGCAGTCAAGCCACACCGGGATAGTTAACTGTTAGCTGAAATTAAATCACTTAACCCGAACCTTTCACGGGACTTCTGCGTGAGCAGAGGGCTTTCGGTTAATTATATCAAGTCTAAAATCTTTGTCTTTGCAATAGCGTCCAGCTTCATGTCTTGAAGCCCCTGTTTCATGTATTCCGCCGCCTTTCTGTTGGCATCGTCCATGTCTTTTGCGGCTATTAGAACATAATACTTGTTCTCTTTTTCTTTCCCGTTTTCGTCTACGAAAATCTCAACAAGAGTAACCTTATAAAAGAACTCATCTTCCTGCTTCTCATTGACAATCTCACGTATCTTACTTCGGCTGATTGCGAAAACATCACACTCACCGTTGTATAGCTCATTGCCTTTCAATTCCACATGACCGAAAAGCTCATCATCGGTTATGTAATGTTCGGTGACTTCCTTTTCATCGCCTTTCTCGTTAACCTTGTTTACTTTTAGCTTAAATTCGTACAGCATGATATTATATGTTTATAGGTTACACATCAGAACGGGAGGTCGTCTTCCCCGTCGGTCTGTAAGGTTGGCGCTTCCACCGTAGCCGCAGCATTCCCGGAACCCTCAAACTCATAAGGCTTGAAGTCTCCCAGGTAAACCTTTGACTTGGCTTCTGCTTCTGTCTTGTTCGCATCCTTATACTGCTTTGATAAGTATTGTTTGCTGTAATGGGTATTGCCGTATTGGCTCGGCTCTCTACGCTCATTAATATTAACGTTAAGATAGACGGCTTTTGCTTTCAGGTTCTCGTCCATACTTACATAAAGGTCGTTTTCTTCTATCGGAATGACAACGCATTTCTTATTCTTGATTGTTGCTATGCCTGCTTTTTCGAGCTTTAGCAAATTTACGCTTCCGGTTAAATTCATTTTTTATTCAGTATTTGATTAATGATTTTGTTTGCTTCGGTTATCCGTCTCTCAAATTCAGCGATTACGGCATCGTCCCTTGTTATCTCTACAATGTGAATGTTATGTTTCAGGAAAGGGCAGAAAACGACAAAATCAGCTTTGCTCAATCCTGTACAGGACATCTCCGCTTGTACTTGGTAGAAGTATAGAGGATTTACTGATTTAAGCGTATCGTTATCCTTAACCTCATTCATATACTCCATGAACTTTTTAGGAGTTGGGCATTTTATTTCCACCACCTTTCTTAAGCTGTCTTTAATCGCTATGCGGTCGGGAGAAGCGGAGAAGTAAGGTATTGTAGGGTGCTGTATACTTTCGCACTCTTCAAGTTCGCATCTTGTGACAAGCTGGTAACGTTCGGCGGCAAAATCTTCATTTTCGTGTCCGAACTCTATAAACTTGTTGTTGATGCTTACCTGGTTTTGGTATATCTCAAACAGATAATCATCTTCAATATACTTAGGGAGTAGGTTTCTTTCTGCTGCGACTTCATACATGTATGAAAGGGCTGTCTTCCCAAACAGCTCCCCTTTCTTTCCGCTTGTCATTAAGTCCCCGATGCGACTTCCCGTAAAGTTCCCCAGGCGTTGGCGAAGCCATCCAAAACTACCCTGTTCAATCATTTTGTCTCAGTATTAAATAATTCGCCTGTATTTTCATCGACAACTTCCGCTTCCTGCAAAGCCTCTTTCATTGCATTGCGTCTGGCTTCCTCATTGTCGGGATTGTCATTGTACGACACTTCGGCTTCGTCTATGTCGGTTTCTGCCAGGTTATCCTTTATAATAGCCTGGTCGAATGTTTGGGCACGTTGCATTTCAATACTTAAGATACCAAACTTAGAAAGTAGCATTTTTAAAACTGTCTTCTTTGCCATAGAGTCAAAGTCGGTAGACCATATGCCTGTGCCGCGTTTATACGTTTGTGAAAACTTCCTTCCGTGTTTTTCGCAATCTTCCTTGCTCATATAGAGAAACTTCTCAAAACCGTTGATGAGACTGAAATAAGCCATATAGCCTACTATCTTATCAGAAGCGCGTTCTCCAAATTCATATTCTCCGGTAAATCGGTTCGACTTCTTTATCTCCCCCTCATATATTTCATTTACGTTTATTGTCTTATATTGACCGCTACGCATAGCAAGTTGAACAAAACCTCTCCAGCCCATTTGAAATTGCGCTTGATTGCCGTAAGGAACAACGTAAGCAAATCCAAGATTGGGATTGATAGGTAAATCTAAAGTAGCTGCTACCACAGCGGCATTCATGATAGACTGTGGTTCTGCCTTTTGAAGCAATGTATTGCTATTGGCAACCGCTACTATCGAACTGATAAATCCCGGCGCTTTCTTTCCGAGAATTTCTTTGAAACGTGCTTTCACATTGTCATTCGCAAGCATTGATTTAAGCTGCGGGATTGTCGTTATTGTACTCATTATAAATGTTTTTTTAGTTTAACAATATCTTGGTAGCCCTTGACTAACGCAAAGAAACATCCTTTCGTCTTCGAATTCGTCAGGTGTATAATCATATTGATTACATTCGAGTTCTGCGCGCAACTCCTCAATGTCTTCCTCTATAAGCTGAATGATTTCTTCTTTTGAAGAATAGCCGTATTTGGGAAGATATTCCAAATCACAAGCTTTGACTTCGTTCAGCTCCTTGTACAGTTCTTCAAGTTCATTTTCCATTGTATTGTGTTTTTAAACCGCCCGTACAAGGTTAAAGGGAAGCGGTGCGCACTTCGCTTCTCTCACGGCTTTTAGTACGGTAATAGCACTACCTTTGATGCGGCATAGGTCAAACCTCTATAATCTTAAATTTCCCTTTTTTGATATATATCTTATGGCTGTAGTAATCTTTGACTATTGCGTAATCAGATTCCGGTCTTATATTACCTGTACAATCTTCTACATAGGAGTTTTCATAGGCTTCCACCGTTGCACTGTCGTAGGCTTCCACCGTTGCACTGCCGTAGGCTTTCACCGTTGCACTGTCGTAGGCTTCCACCGTTGCACTGCCGTAGGCTTCCACCGTTGCACCGTCGTAGGCTTCCACCGTTGCACTGCCGCAGGCATTCACCGTTGCACTGCCGCAGGCATTCACCGTTGCACTGCCGTAGGCATTCACCGTTGCACTGCCGCAGGCTTTCACCGTTGCACTGCCGCAGGCTTTCACCGTTGCACCGTCGTAGGCTTTCACCGTTGCACTGCCGCAGGCTTTCACCGTTGCACCGTCGTAGGCTTCCACCGTTGCACTGCCGCAGGCAAATGAGGCTGTTCTAACCTTATGGGTATTCTTGGTATAAATACCGGCTTGCGATAATTCTTCTTCTGTGAAGTTATCTTCCAAATATTCAGCATCGACAATTTTTGCTTCCACCAAAACCCAAAACCAATTTTCAGTAATGGCTTTTAGCAGGTCGGCTTTCGTATTGCTTCTTAGACCCATTGCGTAGCCGGATTGGCATGCGCCAGCATTTTTGGCGCGGATCAAGAGTTCTTCTTTTAATTTTTCAAATGTTTTCATATGATTGTTATTAATTGGTTTCAAGAAAAACCGGACTATCTTCACAGACCGCCCGGCTACGACTAAACAAATACTTCATCTGTAGTGAAGATGTTGCGACACCCGGACTCGAACCGGGACGAGTTGTCAAGCTCCACACATCTAAGGTTTGACATTCCTATCATAGAGTGCTGCGTCTACCATTCCACCATGTCGCAGTGTTTCCCGACCAGCACGTGGACGGGACTGTTTATATTAAAATATATCATGAATTATTCACCCTCACGGGCTTATTGAGTAATTTTTAAGAAATCAGGAGAAATCCCATATAAGGGCGTTTTGCCATCCCATTTATCAATAAATTGTTTGTATAAGATTTCTTTCGTCAATCCTCTTGACGTAATTAGAGCCTGTTCTGTCTTTAACTGTTCAAGCTCATTTCGTTTTCTCTGTTCTGCTATTTGCTGGTCTAACACTGAGATATTGGTATTAACCTCATTACGGCTATCAATCTTTTCACGTACTGCTCTTGAAAATTCAAGCTGCGCGGAAAAAGTCAACAATTGAAGCCCTCTTTTCTCAAATTCTTTATCTACTATCTGTTCCAGCCGTTTTTCAAAAAGAAGAGAACCGCCATCAGCCATCAAACTGTCTGTCTTATGTTTCCGGCTTTCTTCTTTTATCAAGTCATAAATACGCGGTTCAAGTATGTTGTCTTCAAGGCTTTGCATAAAACCATCTTTCCCGGATTCCGTATCGGCTTTATCTATATGTTTATTATCGAATACAACATCAACAGCCCTATTTTTTATAACTTTATATGAATAGGTGGGACGTGCATTAAATTCTGTGTTATCGGCAGCTTTCAAAGTGACAGGTTTGGCAAATTCACCTCTTTGGTCAAATAATGGGACTTGAAACAACTCTGTACCCCATTCCCAAGTGGAAACTCTACCCGATACCACCTTGAAATCCTCTTTCCCTTGCTTACCGTAGTTCTCCATCAGAACCCCAGCATAGTTAGGGGCTACTCTTTCGCAAGAAGCGAATACCAATAAGGTCATACAGACCAATGTCAGATTAATCAATCTCTTCATTTTTTAAGTTTTTAATTAGTTTATAAAAAAAATAAATTATAGTGGCTGATATTACTGCTACGCCTAGCCAAGCGTGTAGGTGATTAAAAATCCTGTTCCCAATAGCAATTCCGATAATCAAAAGTGCTATTAATTTGATGTACTTATTCATAATTCTGATTATTTGGTTATTATTGTTCCCGTGAGCGTTCCGATGGTTGCCTTACTACTCTCAAACATCTATTGAGAGCCACGGGATTATATATAATAAGCGTGTACGGGCGCCTTTCATTACCACCGCATACTTTATACCGATTTAAGACTGTATCGGACGCTTATGTCGTCTTTATGACCTTTGTCTCTTGCGATACGGGCGCCCAAACCGCATACTCTCTACCGTAGGACATTTCGGTGCGAAGAGACAATCACGATAACCAAGCCTATACGGAGTCCCCGCGTTTCCGCTATCCGTAATCTTTGGTTATATTGAAATAAGTCTAAATATCAGATACTTAAACCTTATTTCACATTCAATACGTCAAAGAACTATGTATTTTGCTCCCTCTGCACGACTCGAACGTGCGACCTTCGCTAACCGGAAATTACCGGATACTAAACCTTCGAACAAGTAACCATAGCGATGCTCTGCCTGGCTGAGCTAAGAGGAAGGAGCGTTGTTCACACAACGCGGTTTTAATAGTCAAGACTGTCGTAATACTGCTTGTTGCTCATATACTCGGATACTACCGCCGACCGTGAGCTGTCGTTTATCCGGCTTCTGATGAAGTCATACTTATCGGAACTCATGCCGGATAATACATCATCGTTGTATTCTACACGACTGCTGTATATACATCCCGCCATGATTGCTATTATTAGAGCAATCCGAAGAAGCAGGGAAGTGATTCTATTTAAGTTGTAGGGTTTCATCTTTCCAAATATTTAATCAATGCCGATTTCTTAAATCGAAGGAGTCTGCCGTTTTTTGTATGAGGAATATTAGATATATTGTTATACAAAGTACCAACACTGCACCCAAGAATATTAGCAGCCTCTCCTACCCCAACCCATTCATCCGAACATTCAATCACTGTTTCCTCTACAATCCTTTTCACGTCCTTGCGCATAAGTTTGTACAGTTCTTCTGCTAATATTCTTGCTTCTGTGCGAGTCATAACTTTTTAATAGCTGTAATTGTAATTTCCCATGTTTTCGTATTAATAGACACCTTATATCTCTCTACATCTGGTCTTGGGTCTGCTAACGCGGCTCTATAAGCAACAGCTCTCGCTGAATCACAAGCTCTGTAATCACTTAGACGTACAGTAAGCGAAGTTCCTGGTTTAATCTTCAAAATATCTTCTCTTGTTATTTTCATATCATTTATTATATAAATTTTCTCACTTTATTTGTTTTTTCATAGAAAATAGCTATATTCGCCGACATAAAAACAAATACAAGCGGCTTTTATGGTTGCTTCTATTTTTTATGTCTTGTTGTTGTCGTTCTTTCGTTCTAACAACAATGCAAAGATAGTCCTATTTTTGGGACACACAAAATAAATAGTCCTATTTTTAGAACTATTATACATGTTATAAAACATATTTTATGTAAAGTTTTGATTAATATATTGTTATGAGTAAGTATGGAAATACAATAACGCTAATATTGTCTGCAATATCTATCATGGTATCTGTGGCGGCTCTATGTAGAACATATCCGCATACCTCTGATTTGGGAATGGACTATCAAGGGGTGATAGTGGGGATATTAGCGTTGCTGGTTACGGCTGTCATCGGTTTGAACATTTATACCCTTGTAGATTTCAAAAGAGCCACCAAAGAGGTTGAAGCATTGAAGAGGAAATTACATACGGACTCTAACACCAATCTTGCATTGGGGTTCAATAGCGCGTTTATGATTTATCACTATCTATCCACCGGAAAGTCTCCATTAGGTCTTGATTATGAACTTATCAGAAGCGGATTGCTCTGCCTTAAATATCTATCAGAAACAGATAATATTGAAGCATGCAATGCTATCGTGAAAAACATAAAACTAAGCATGCAAGAATTAAAGACAATAGAGATAACGAAACAGCAAAAAGAAGAGCTAGTTTCTCTGATTCTTGACATAAAGAATCACCGTTTGATAGATGGTTTTCAGGATGTAGTTCATCTCGTTTCTTGTATAGTTCCCGAAGTTCGGCATCCTCTACCTTGTGGAGTATCATAGCGCACTCCCTCAGCTCTTCCAATTCTTTTGGAGTATATCTTACCGCTCTATGAGAGAGGAAATTGCTGGTCTGTTTAGTTATACGGTTTTTCTGTTTTGGCATATTTTTCATAATTCGCTCTTTGAAATGTTTACAATCGGTTATTATTCAAATTCAATGTATAATATCTACTCATTGTCTTGATATTTTATATATTAAATTATCACGCACGTATGTGTTTATATACGCTGTGTAATCCCATTCTCTCTGTAAATAATATATGTTCCCAAAATAGAAATATCATAAATAAGCAGCGTTAATGGGATTATCAAACGGATTTTCATAAACAGGATGATTGGACACTTTGAGATTTGATGATTCTACACGCTTCTTGTGATTATAAATAACGTGCTTATATTTCTCGGTAGTCCCTCTGTCGCATATAGAGTAAGAACAAGGAATGACAATCCATCCGCTTCCGTCTTTGGGGTTATAGATAAAATGTTTCCTTCCCGTTCTTTTGCGCCACTCCTCAACGGTGTTGGCATTCACGGTATGGATAACCATTTCCCCGTGCGCCCTTGTCTTGGAGATTACTCCGTTTCGGAACATTTCATTCATCAGTCTGTGTGCGGTACTTTTGCTTGAACCGGATATATTTCCAAGTTTGCGCAAAGTCAAATCCTTGGTAAGGGCACAACGCTTTTGTTTCGGTTTCCCGTTACTCTGCGGAAAGTTGTCCCTATCAATAGAATTGACTGCACAAAGAAGCATAATACAGTTCAGCTCATGCACGAGCATGCGAATTGAATATTCCTTCTTATTCAGTTTATAGCAATAATCAGAGGTGTAATTAAAAGGTGTACGCCCTATTGACCTTTTGATTTCCTTGCTTTTAAAAGTGTTTGCAAGAAAGCTGCCTCCTTTTACGGAAAACAGAAAACTGTCGTTTAACGCTCCGTTAATAAGGCGTTTGGCTTTATCGTGAGAAACATGAAACAGTTTCATCACTTTATAAGGGGTTACATCGGTAAGTACAGAATTTGAATACAGACACTTGATACCAATAGCAAAGGCAAGCAATTCTTTTTCAGCCTTGCTTGCCTTGTATCTTTTGATTATATCTATTGGTATATTAAGTATGTCCATTGACCGATTGTATTTTATATAAAGAATGAATCCCGTAATAGGTAGCAGCTATCACAGGATTCATCTCATATAATTAGCCCGGAAAGGGGTAAGTATAAACAATGTCAATCGAACAACTGCTACTTGTTACGTGTGCAAAGATAGTCCTATTTTTAGGACTACAAAAGAAAATAGGAGATTTTTTATGAACGATGTGACAAGAAGGTTTATAGAAACCTATAAAGAAATGGGGCTTACTGGATATAGAATGGGGAAAAATTGTCCTTCTATAACTAAGCAGAAAATATCAAATATAGAGAATAATCTAACAGAAGCCAGCATTGACATGGTGTCTAATTTTTGTGAAATATATTCAAATGTCAACGCCAACTACATCCTCACTGGCAAAGGACCTATGTTCATAGAAGATGAAGATAGCGGTTCGAGTCAGCAGGACACAGATTCCGTGTCTCTCTCTTACGATGAGCTGTCAAGGCTGTATGAAACAACCGTTTCAAGATACGAAAGGCTTTTTGGTAAACTGAAAAAACAGTTTAACGAGCTTGAACAGACTATTGCGAAAGCAAGAGACGAACTTGAACAAGCGCTTTTAGACGTAAAAAATGTATTGGAAGAAAAAAAGACAGCTTAAGAACAACCCCTATTTTGTAGGGGCGGTTCTTACTTATTTTTAAAATCCGGTAACTTTTGAATGTAATATATTCATTTTATAAACCGGATGTTTATGGTACAGTTCAGATTTATGCGTTTCAAAGTCTTTTTCCAATACGGAAATTCTTTCGTGGGCCAATTCAAGGTCCTCGGATAGTCGTAGTAATTGTTGCGTAAGAATTTTAATTTGCTTCATCATACAGAGCGCAGAAAGGTTAACTTCTTCCATGATATTACTTTGTTTATTAAAAATGATAGTTTGTATAACATATAACATCATTGTTCAATAAATGTTTTGAATATTCATATGTTATTAAGCATGTTTTTGTGAAATAAAATTATTACTAAATATTTAATGAAAAAAAATACAGAACAAAACGAAAGGGCGATAGACAGGCTAAAGGCATTTGCTCACTATGCAAGGTATGAACTGAAAATTGTAAAAGGATATAGCTCCTTTGAAGTATACTGTAATATAGGAAATGGATATATCAGTAATTCGGATAAAAGTGGAAAAGGCAGAGGAACGATAGGAAGTGATATAATATCCCGGATTTCCGAAGCATTCCCTATGCTTAATGTTAAGTGGCTATGTTCTGGGAAAGGCAATATGATAGATGATGCCTGGAAATACGAAGAACAGATTAGCAAAATAAAAAAGATACTATTGTGA